CTATCCCCTATCTCTCTACTATCTCCTCATATAGAAGCATACAGAGAGTTTTAGAGGTATGTATATTTATACAGGTAAATACTAGGTATATTATATAAATATTATAAGGGTACCTTTTGGTTCAAACACCCTCTGAAGCCTTATGACACAAGGGTTTGAGCTAATTTAGGTGTTACACGATTTACGTAACGACTTAGATAAAGATACGTGATTTATGTAATTAAGAGCTTTGGTTTACACGAATCGTGTAACGTTGACTTACCTTACTGGTAGTGTAATACTCTTTAAATAGTTTACATAAATTAAGGAGGTAATATGAACAAACCTGAATTAACCAGTAGTATCATAGAGTTTGCATCTAAAGATAATGCTAAATCTACACGTGACTACCTAACTCGTGAGGAGAAATCTGAACTAGTTAAGGAAGTTGGTTTAGATGGGTTCTATTTGTTTGACCATTACCTATGTAAGTCACATGTACGTAATGTTAACTTAGATGATAAGGTAATTGGTGAGTTGATTGGCTGGTCTGCACGTAAGACTGCTGATGTAAGACGTAAACTAATTGCTACTGGTTACATGAAGACAGTTACCTATTCTAACTATCAAACTGGACAGAAGTTTACTAAGACTATTCTAGGCAAAGTATTGGTTCAGATGAACAATGCTGAAGTAGAGAACCTTAAGAGAGGTAATACTACAGATATAACTCGTGCTGCAATTACAAAACACTTTGGTTTATCTTCTTGGGAAGAAGTAATGGCAACTAAGAGTTATGAGGAAATCTACGAAGCATCTATGTTGTTTACCTAACGTAATGTCATTTGGTTCCTCTTAAAGATAGATAAACTATCTCTGTGTTATGTAATGTGTAAAAGAACTAAAGGACTCCGAAGAGTCCAATAGTTATAGCTCAATTTCTTTAGCATTAAGCTCTTGTTGAAGCTTCTTGATTTTATCAGCATTCAACAGTTTCTCTTCCATACGGAATGTATTTGATGCATCTTCTACTACGTGAGCTACATTCTTAGCTGAAGTAGATAGCAAACCAATGCACTCAAGTAGAGTAGTGAATACTGAGAACAGAGTAGTGAGGGTTAGAGTTAGTGCTGCAATTAGATGTTTCATGGTGAAGTTCCTATGGTTAAATGAACGGATTAATTTCCACAGGTATTCCGAAGGAATGTGTATGTGTTTGGTATAGCTAGCTCTGAGGTACCGGGGGGTATGCTTGGATTTTGTGAGCTGGAAATGGGAGTACTGCATCTTTACTTAATTTTAATATTTCCTTAAAAGGGGTCTTAAAAATTATTTTATCTATTCTTTACGCGAGACTATCAACTATATTTTTAAGTTTATTAAATCTATCTGAATTTAACCATGAGTTTAAAAGTGTGGTAGTTACATTAGGTTGTACTATCTGATAACTGTTATAGGCGTACACTATATCTAGGTAATTAAACCACATAACTTTTTTACGTGAATTAGTATAGTTGTGTATCAACTGCATATCTCTTTCCATTCTTCTTTTGTTGGTTTGTAAATAGATTTTGAATCTAACCAATACTCAAATAAATCGCTACTTACTTGTGTCGCTCTAAAAGTTAGATGTGTAATTAAAGTTTTATTAAATCTAAAACCATAATGGTCTGTTCTATATGGAATCCAAATACATACCTTCGTATCACTAGTGTAGTTACCAATCAATTGCATAATTCACCCCATGTTTTACCTGTTGGTTTCTTAAGTACCCCTACACGTTTCCAAGTACTTAACTCACTAGCACCATTACCGGTAATCTTTAACTTTTCAAATTGCCTCTGTAAAAAAGAATCGCTATTAAATTTAAACCAAATAGGAATACCTTTAGCACTAGTGTAAGTCTCAATTAATTGCATAATTCTTCTCCTTCTTGTTTAGTTAATTTAAGTATGGATTTATCTTCTAACCAATAATCCCAAGTTCTATAACCAAATCCTTCAGCTACTCTTAGTTGGTTTGGTGCAGTATTACTTCTAAAAGGAAAAGCTAAGTAGTAACTATTAACCCTAAACCAAATACATGTCTTAGGATTAACATTACCATTATTTATGTAAGTATCTGTTAGCTTCATTGGTTCAAGTACCACTTAGAATAGTTACCTGAGTTGAGTACAAGGATAAATCCAGTATCACTACTATACTTAGCTAAATACGTTTGAGTATATTGAATAAAGTTAAGTTGATCTTTGTAATGTTTAATTAATTTCATAATTGTACCTATAAGTTAACCAACCATTAGTTAATATATATCTATCCATTACCGGGTTACTTTTATATAACCTAGAATCTTTTAACACATAATTAGTTAATGGTTTAAGTGATTTTATTAATTTCATAGTAATCTACCTTCTTTTAATCTATAAACCCAATACTGATATTTATAACCAAAATCAAGATTACCATTTGAAGTTTGGTTAGTTTTTATTAGGGACATAGTAGAAAGCTCTCCATTGGTAGTTAATAGTAAGTGTATAAATATTCCATACAACCCAATGTAATTTTATATTTGAACTACTATGACTATCGGATTGTTTGTATGGTTTAATTAATCTCATATTGGTTCCCATTGGAAGTAGTAATCTGACCTGCCTGAACCAATGGTATAACGTTGATTTAGTTTTATTAATCTTGGTTCAGGTGAAAGAAATAAATAATCAATTACTCTAGTTCTAATTAATCTCATATTTAAATGTTACCGTGACAGAATTGGAATGATATAAATAGAAAGGTTTAATGACTTTTACTAATAATGTTGGTTCCTTCTGAGTAGAGTATTTAGTTCTTTGTTTAAGTAATCTCATTGGTTCATCTCTTTTGTAAATCTAGGGTAAGGTTTACAATATAGTTTAAAGAACTCTGAAGGAGTATATGTAAATGTTTTGAGTTTACCTCTTATATAAAATGTGGAAGAGTATCCTGAGACTACAAAGTTTAATATGTAAAAAGATTGTTTATAAGTGTGTGCTAGTTTCATAGGATAAATAAGTAAGTATTAAGTTTATAAGGTACATCTATAAGTAATTTACTCATAAATATACCTTTAGTTGTAGGGAGTATTACCATGTGTGTACTCTTAGTAATGCGTTAGGACTGTGAGGATTAAAAGATAATCTTAGTTGTTTATTACCTGTATACCATCTACCTAAGTAAGGTATGTATGGTTTCTCCCCTTTAAGTACTATACCGTTGTAGTCATATGTTTCTATAAGAGCCATATCCATTTTCCTTTGTATATTACAAATACATCTGGTTTATTTTGAATTGTCTTGTGTAAAGTCATATTAGTTACCTAAACCAACTGCACCAATTAATTCACTTATGTAAACTCTTACATGGTACTTAGGTAAGTAGTAATACTTCCATATACCAATTATCTCTTTTGGTTTATCTAGTTCATGCAGTTTCACCGAAATCACTCCAAGTAGTTCCCTTAAGTATTGGATAAATAAGGAGAGGTATATACCGGTTGTAAGAAGGTTCTATTTCGAATTTAAATACAGTAAACCAAGTATCTAAATATTTTATTTTGAACCCAATTAACTGTTTTAAATCTGATTTTGTTGAATAAGTTTGTACTAGTTTCATGCGTAGTAAACTCCTAGGCTATCTATAAATAAAATTCTATTTATAGATGTAATTGTGTAAGAAAGTGCCCATGAACCTTCCGTTGATTTATATAATTTCATTTGGTTCTAATTGTCCATCTATACTGGTCTTGTGGGTTAGTGAATTTATCAAATTCAGTAATGCTCCAAAATTTATTAAAACTCATCTATCTTGCTGGTGTCTTATACAATTCTTGTACATACCACTTATCTAAGTACCAAAAAGATAAAACATCTTTAAGTGGTTTCAATGCTTTCTTTTCATAGGTATTTAGTAGTTTCATTAGTAGGTTAACCTTTCAAAAAATATATTGTAAGCAATCGGAAAAGTACCGTACACGTAATAGGTATATTCAGTGTAAACTTTAGTTTGTTTAGTTACTTTATGTAATGTCATTTATAAGTAATCTCCTTCCATCAAAGGTATCAAAACAGTAACCACCAATTACATGTTTAGTTATCTTAGTGAAATACCTATTGGTTACTCCAAAGGCATATCTATTCTTGGTTAGGTACATATTCAAATTCCACTAAAAAGTTAGTACCCCATAGATCATATTCATGTTGGAATTGCGGTGCTAAATTATGCGGTTTAAATAAAGGACTAGGATACTTTTCAACATTGGTTTTAATTAACTGCATATTTAAATTCCACTAGGTAATCAACACCCCATAATTCATAAAAATTATCGTAATATTTTATTAATCGTTTGGGTTGGTACAGGTTAAGTTGTCCTTGGTAAGGGCGAGTTTTAATTAAGCTCATAAGTAAATTCCGTTAAAGAGTATCTTTCCCATAATTGGTAAGCCCCACTAAAAGGATTTAAAGGTAGTGGGAATTTTGGTGAAGAGTATTTCACATGTTTGGTTTTAATTAGTTTCATTTAATTCCATTCTCTTGCGTTCAATGCAAAGTTAATCTTTTTCTTTACTGCTGTAGACGTCTTTGGGTCTTTTAGTTTTCTTCGCATCCAACTAACTGATATCTTTCCATCTTCGTTTACAGCTCCTTCAGAACGAGCGATAGCTCGAAGTGAACCAATCTTAGAAGGTTTGATTTTTATTTCATTCATATTGTATCCTTACTTAACTATATCAACCCAATATTCTATTAAGGTGTAACATGCTTACAGTAGAAGAACTTAGAGATTCAGTCCCTAAACAACATAAGAGCAGAATTACTCAGCAATTTGTAGATGATTTGAACAAGATGATTGCTGACCCACAAATGGCTAATGTTTATACAGATAATATTCTTACTTATTCTAAGGTACTACAAGAAGGTAGATTCAAATTAGATGACTATTTCAATGCTGTAATGTTTGTATCCTATAAGACAATGGGTATGAGCAATATGGCAGCTTACCAAAAGGTATTCCCTGCTAGAGTACAGGACATGGTAAATAGAAATATCTCTAATAAAGATATGGCTGCTTACGCAAGTACCTACAATAAGACTAAGTTGGTTACTCTTATTTATGAGCAAACACTTATTCCTGACCATATCATGTATGCTTCTATCCGGTATAAGTCTATAGCTCGATTAGCTGACTTAATGGAGAATGCTAAGTGTGAGCGTGACCAAGTACAAGCTGCTGCTACTCTATTGAAAGAGTTGAAAGCACCAGAGTCAGCTAAGATAAATGTAGAGATTGGTACTACAGATACAGGTGTAATTGCAGATTTGAGTGCTGCATTAGCTAATTTAAGTAAACAACAAGTAGCATTGGTTCAAAGTGGTGAAATGACTGCTAAAGACATAGCCCATGCTGCAATTACGAGTGGTAAAGAAGATGAGTGATTTACCAGAGAAAACCAAAGTAGCAATGACAGTAGAGGATTATCTGAATAACTGTGATTATTCAGATATCAATGATTATGTACCTTCAGATTTTGCTGTGAAGATGGTTAACTTAATTAAGTTAATTGAAGGTGGTAACCCTGAAAACAAAACACCAGTAGTTCATCTACGAATGTTGGATAATTTTGTTAAGAAAGGTTTTGATACTATTAATATGTGTCATAGGGGCATTGCCAAGTCCACATTGAAAGAATACTTGATTTGGTACATCGCTATATTTAATGAATTACCTAATCTTGGTTCAGTTCCTTATGCATTGTACGTTTCTGACTCTATAGATAATGGTGTGAAGAAGATGAGATTATCTTTAGAGAAACGTTGGAATAACAGCAGTTTCTTACAGCAGTACATACCTAAACTAAAATTCACAGATATACGTTGGGAGTTTATAAATAAAGAAGGTAAGTCTTTTGTAGTTAGTGGTCATGGTGCACAGACGGGCGTACGAGGCACTAGGGAAAACAATAGCCGACCAGTATTAGCTTTATTGGATGACTTGGTTAGTGATAAAGATGCACGTTCACCTACAGTAATTAAAGCTATTGAAGAGACTGTATACAATGCTATTGAATTTGCATTGCACCCAAACAAGAGAAAAGTAATTTGGTCAGGTACCCCATTTAATGCAAGTGACCCATTGTATAAAGCAGTTGAATCTGGTGCTTGGGCAGTAAACGTATATCCAGTATGTGAAACATTTCCTTGTAGTAGAGAAGAGTTTAGAGGTAGTTGGGAAGATCGTTTTGATTATGATTCTATTCTAAAACTCTATAACAAGATGAAAGGATTACATAAGTTAGATGCATTTAACCAAGAGTTAATGTTACGTATTATGCCCGAAGAAGATAAGTTAATTGAACAAGGGGATATTCAATACTTTGTGAGGTCGGATGTAATCCGAAACTTAGGTAACTTTAATATTTATATTACTACTGACTTTGCCACTAGTGAAAAGAAACAAGCTGACTTTAGTGTAATATCTGTGTGGGCAGTAAATAATAAAGGTTACTTCTATTGGGTTGATGGTATTTGTAAGAGACAAACCATAGATGTAACTATTGAAGATTTATTTAGATTGGTTCAGATATATAAACCAATTGATGTAGGTATAGAAGTTACTGGTCAACAAGGTGGATTTGTATCTCTTATCAAATCTATGATGATGGATAAGAATATCTTCTTCAATATTGCTTCAGAAGGTAACAATAATAAGCCGGGCATAAGACCTACGAACCAGAAGTTTACTAGATTTTTAACTGTATTACCTTGGTTCAAACAAAGAATGATATACTTCCCTGAAGATATGTCTGAACATCCTGCAATGGTAGAAGCTCATAATGAATTATCATTGGTTTCACGTAGTGGTTTTAAATCTAAACATGATGACTTTATAGATACTATTTCTATGTTGAGTTTAATGAAGATTTGGAAACCAAGTGAAAGCATTGAATTGAAATATAATGATACTTCTGGCTTGTGGGAAGATGAAGTACAGACTGAATCTTATGCAATGTCTTCTTATATAGTATGAGGTTACTATGGATTTAGATGAGATTATTACTGATTTAAGTATTGGTGAACTACAACAACATGGGTGGTTCATGGGTACATTAGATGTGAACAATAAGCGTAAGTTGATTGCTTGTATTAATATTGGTTTAACTGAACTGTATACTCGTTTTCCGTTACTTACTCGTGAACTAACTTTGATTCAAGTTGAGGGTAGAACACTTTACCCAATAAAGGTAGAAAATACTTTAGTACAGGGTGAACTACCTTCTTACAATAAATATATTGATTACGTATTAGATTATCCTTTTACAGGGGATTTGATTAGAGTTCTATCAGTATATGATGAAGAAGGTAATGAGATACGTTTGAATGATTGGACAGCTTGTCCTGTGGTAGCTACCCCTGCAATGGATGTGCTTGAAGTGCCACAACCTGTTGTTGGAGATGCTTTATTTGTTATTTATCAAGCTAAACATCCAAAAATAGATGAATCAAATACTACTTTGTATTTACCATTACATTTAAAACCATTGTTACTAGCATATGTTGCTTATAGGGTTTATTCAGGTGGTACTACTCAAGAACATATTATGTTAGCTAATACAATGCTACAGAAGTTTGAGTTGCTATGTACCCAACAAATTAATCTAGGTACAGAGAATTCTAATGATTATGATAGAAATATTAAACCTTGTATGGGGGGTTGGGTATGAAAGTTCCTACCAGTAGGGCTAGTGGATGTACTGTACAAAAGTACGTAAATAGTGCCTACGATGAAGTTAAAAAAGTAGCTGACAACATCGCTGAAGTAATTGCGGCAAGTCAGATAGCAGATGAAATTAACTTAATAGTTCCTGAATTAGGTAATATTAAGTTATGTGCAGATAATATGCCTGCAATTATTGATGCACCTGTTCAAGCTCAAAATGCATCTGATAGCGCAGTAGCTGCAAACCAATCTAAATTAGATGCTGAGGCGGCTAAAGTTATTACTCAGGCAAATACTCAGATAACAACTACCAATGCACAATTAACAGTTACGAAAGCAGATGAAGCATCTCAGAGTGCAACTAGTGCTGCTAATTCATTGAGTACTGTGTTAACAACAGCTACTCAAGTAGAGGGTGATAGGGTGCGTGCAGAACAAGCTGCACAAGCTGCATTACACAATGCAAATTTAACCTTCATTTCAGGGGGTATTTTCAATTTAGTACCGGTAACGAAAGAATATCCAGATGTATCAGGGGTGGTTAGGGATACGATATGGATTGTGGAATTGCCTAATGATGGTTCTGTTCCCGTTGATGGAGATGGGGTACCTTACTATGTGTTCACCACTGGGGTACTCACTGGTAAAACTATTAAAAATGGTTGGATGTTGTTTTTTGATACACCAGAAAATAATTTTAAAGACCCCATAATTACCAGCTTTAATGGTTTATTGAGTGTTAATGGCAAGTCGGGGGCACATATTACACTGACTGTCGAAGATGTTGGGGGTGTGGTCGGCACCAATAAAGCAGCATTTATTGCAGCAGGTACCACAGCAGATAGACCATCCTCAGCGGAGTTCCCTGTAAATACAAGAGCGTTACGATTTAATACCAGTACAGGTGAGTGGGAAGGTTTAGACCCTTCAGGAAACATTACCCCTATAGGTGGGGGAGGTGTTCCACCTTTCATTGAAAAAACTGCCTCTTTTACTGTAGAAAAGAAAAAAGCCTATAAACTGAAAATGGTTGATGGAGTTAGTAAAACAGTTACAGTTCCAGATGGTTTTGCTAATGATGATTGGTTTGTTGTTTCTACTCTTGAATGGGATAGAGGTCTTATAGGATTAACAGCAACAGTTCAATTTGGTTCTGAAGTTTTAACCAATGGTCAAGATGATTTTGATGGGTACATCATTGACAGACCTTGTGTTCTCTACTTCTTGAAGTCAGGTGATAAATGGACACTGGCTGACGGCATAGGTGTAGATGGTAGTTATGCTGCTATTGAGAAAAGGGTTGATGAGTTGGAGACCGCAAAGTTTATTAAAATAGGCTCTGCTGGTGCGCCTGCTTTCGCATCAGGGATTGTAGGGTTTGTGTGGTATCAGTTTACCCACAAGAATGTCATTCAAGTAGGGGGGCACGCTGGCGGTACTATAAATGGGACAACCATTTTATTCTCATTCCCTGCTGAAATCACATCTCGCATATTACGTGAGCAATTTTCACCTGCTTGCTTGAGGGTATCGACGGGCACTATCACAAACACAGAGGCGTTAACCAGAGTGTACACAGACGGTAGATTTGCGGCTTACGAGAATGTGTCCACTGGTGTGGCAGACCAAATTATAATCAACCATACAATCATTCTGGATGAGGTGTGATATGAAAGCTACAGTCAAAGACTTCTTCGGAAGCAACCTAGAGCAAGAAGTTCTAGACCAAGTTGTAATTCTTCCATTTGCCTTTCGTCATGCTACTACTGGCTCAATACCTGCGCCAGCGGGCATGGTTTTTCAAGACTTTGAAGAGGTTCGAATCACCGTAGGGATAAATACGAACTCCAAGGTCTATGTGGAAACCTTTGTAAGCAAAAGGCTTATTGATGGTACAGTCAATTCACAAGAAATTGAATGGTCAGACCCATTGAACACCAATGGGTACTCGATGAAGTTGAGTAAACAGAGTGATTCTGAGCTTAGGTGGCAGTCTCACACTACGCCAAGCAACGCGACATGCTACCCACTAGAGGTCGTTGGCTACAAACGCCGCATCTCTCGTGTTGGTATAGACGAACTTATGTCAGCAATGTCATTACCTAATTTGATTGCCAATGCTGACCTGACGGACAACCCTATTAATCAAAGAGGGTTTAATGGTAACTGGTCTTCCTTGGCTGTCGGTGCATATGGTTATGACCAATGGATGAAAGTTAGTTCTACCCATATGGGGTATGTGGTTGAAGCAGGGAAGTATAGACCAAGTACGAAACATACACTCACAAAAGATGATGTAGTTCTAGGTGAGTTTATGAGTCCTGCGAGTGGTCACTGGATTGTATCTGTTCCGTTCGCTACGAGTGGTAAGTTTGACCTGTATGCGGGGCAGTTTAAGCGGCCTTGGCATCCAGTGCAGAATGGTATGCAAAGGTGTTTGCGGTTCTTTGAAAAAGGTAAACTTCTGATTACAGGGGGAGGTAGCATTGCATACCTCACGGCGTCCACACAAATAGCCCCTAAAAAAGCAGGAGCTATTGTGCGTGTGTACGATAATGCAGGAAACCTTGGTAAGTGTAGTTTTGATAGTACAAACAACATACCTGCTTCAGCAACAATAGTGAACAATACTTCCGTATCATGCACCGTTAGTAACTCCGTAGCGAATACTAACGTATTTGCTGATTTTAACTGGCAAGTTGAAAGTTCGATTACTTTAGCCGAAGTCGGTGGGCAAATCACAACCGTTGGGTAATATAAATAAGTTAACAGTTTATTTAACTAACAATTAAAAATACCCTCTAAAATTAGAGGGTATTTATTTTTATTTGTTAGGTAACAACCTCTCAAGGTTATCCAAGAGGTTACTAAACTTAACATTCATTATTTGTAATTCAGAACGCAATGAATAGTTAATTTCAGTTTGTTGGCGAAGATGTTCTTCAAGTAGAACTACACGTTTATCCATAGAGTTAAAACTTTTATTAAATTCCTCTTCTAGTTGGGATAGTTTTATTTCTAGTTTCTTAAGTAGTAAAAACCAACCTAAGATACCTACTATTGCAGCAATGGTTACCCCTGCTATAACCTGAGCAGCTATGGACTCAAACATATGAAAAGTTTCCTTATACAGATTTAAATAGTATATTTAATTCAATTTAACTAACACTAGGTATTAGATATGTCTGATATTAACGAAGAATTCTTAGAAGATACAGTACCGAGTCTTCAAGAAGACTGGAAAAATAAACCAAAAGTAAGTGATTTACTCAGTGACTTTAATAATGCTAAGTCTACTAAAGATACACAGGTAGCAATTATTGATGATTGGTTAGCTCAGTTAAATGTAACTGGTGCTTATAAACCTAAGCAACAAGTAGGTAGAAGTTCTGTACAACCTAAGCTTATCCGTAAGCAAGCAGAGTGGAGATATTCAGCTTTAAGTGAACCATTTCTGAATGATGAAAATATATTTAGTATTGCACCTAAAACTTGGCAAGATAGGGAAGCAGCTAGACAGAATGAAGCTATTCTTAATTATCAATTTAATAACCAATTAAATAAGGTTAAGTTAATTGATACGATGGTACGTACTGCTGTTAATGAAGGTACAGTTATTTTCAGAACATCTTGGTGTTTAGAAGAAACCAAGGTAACTGAGAATGTTCCTGTGTTCCAGTATGTAGAAGCTACAGGTGAATCTATAGATTTAATTAACCAAGCAGTACAAATGTATCAAATGAATCCAAGTATTTTGGAGACTATGCCAGAGGCATTGGCTGAATCTGTTAGATATTCAGTAGCTAACAATAGACCAATCTTAGCTATCATTAATGGTTACGCAGAACAGGAAGTAATTAAAACAGTTAAGAACCAGCCTGAAGTAACTATTTGTGATTATCACAATGTAACTATTGACCCAACATGTAATGGTAACTTAGATGAAGCTAAGTTTGTTATTCACTCTTTTGAGAGTTCTCGCAGTGATTTAGAGAAGTATGGTATTTACTCTAATCTCGAATATATCAAAGAAGATTCTTCAACTAGCACTAGTAGTGACCATTACTCTTCTGATACTTCGTTTACATTTAGTGATAAAGCTCGTAAGAAGATTGTAGTTTATGAGTATTGGGGATATTGGGATATTGATGGTTCAGGTGTAACTACACCTATTGTTGCATCTTGGGTTGATGATGTAATGATTCGTTTAGAGAAGAATCCATACCCTGACGGTAAATTACCATTTGTAGTAGTTCCTTACTTACCTGTTAAAGATTCTGTATATGGCGAAGCAGATGCTGAATTACTATCAGATAACCAAAAATTAATTGGTGCATTAACTCGTGGGATGATTGATGCAATGGCACGTAGTGCTAATGGTCAACGAGGAATGTCTAAGAACTTATTAGACCCGGTAAATGAGCGTAAGTTTAAAATGGGTGAGGATTATAAATATAATCCGGGAACCAATCCTGTAACAGATATCATTGAACATAAGTATCCAGAGTTACCTGCAAGTAGTTACAATATGCTCCAAATGTTTACTTTAGAGGCAGATGCATTATCCGGTGTTAAATCATTTTCACAAGGTTTAACTGGTGATTCATTGGGTACAACTACTGCGGGTGTACAAGGTGTAATTGGTGCAAGCGGTAAACGTGAATTAGGTATTCTTCGTAGATTAGCTAATGGATTAACTGAAGTAGCTAAGAAGATTCTAGCTATGAATTCTGTCTGGTTATCCGATGAAGAAGTAATTCGTATCACTGATGAAGAGTTTGTACAGATTAATAGAGATAACTTAGTTGGTTCATTTGATATTAAATTAAGTATTTCTAACGCAGAAACTGATGCAATTAAGGCTCAAGAACTTAGTTTTATGCTTCAAACTATGGGTCAAAGCTTGCCATTTGATATGACAAAACTTATATTGGGTGAAATTGCTAAGCTACGTGGTATGCCAGATTTATCTAAGATGATTAGTAAATATAATCCTGAACCATCACCACAAGCACAATTGGAAATGCAAATTAAACAATTGGAAGCACAAGAATTACAAATGCGTATTGCTAAACTACAAGCTGAAATTCAATTGATGCCTTATGAAGCTCAAACTGAAGTAGCTAAAGCACGTAAAGCAAATACCGAAGCAGATTTGAATACGCTTGATTTTGTTGAACAAGAGACAGGTGTAAAACAAGAAAGAGAACTTGAGTTAATGCAAGCTCAAGCCAAAGGCAATACTCAACGAGATATTGTTAAAACTTTTTTAGACACCAATAAACAAGGTAACCAATAATGGATAAGAACCAATATATTGAATCACGTAAAGCAATTATTGAGAAAACAGAATCAATTGCTAAGCTTCAATCTAATAAAGCATTTAAACTGTTGATGGAACTTCTAGATAAAGAAGCTCTTGTAGCAGGTAAACAAATTATTAGTGGTCACGAAGTATTGAAAGAAGCTGGTTTGACTGCAATTAAATCTGTTGCTTGGTTCAAACAGCATTTGGATTATATTCAGCGTGAAGGTGAAATTGCCAAAGCTGAATTAACACAAGCAGAAGAAATTCCTGAATCTGAATTCAATCAAGAGTACGAGGGCTAATAGATGAGTGACCAAACAAATGAAACTGTAGATATTTTCTCTATGGGTTCTGATGAGTTTGCTAGCTTAGATTTATCTACTATTGGTTCAGAAGTTTCTGAAGAAGAGTCTACCGAAGAGGTAGACTCAACTCTTGATGAACAAGTAGAAGAAGCTCAAGAAGAATCTGAAGAATATATTGATGTTGAAGGTGCTGATGATGATGAACTCTCAGATGAGGAAGAAACTGAAGAACAGGAAGAGACTCCTGAACCATCTGAAGAAGCTTCAATTAATTATGAGCAAGAATATAAAAAATTAATTGGTACACCCATTAAAGCTAATGGTCGTGAAATTACAATTAATTCAATTGAAGAAGCAGAGAAGTTAATTCAATTAGGTGCTGGCTATTATAAGAATATGGAAGCACTTAAACCTGCTCGTAAAGTTATTGCGATGCTTGAGAAACATAATTTAATGGATGAAAGTCAATTAAGTTTTGCTATTGACTTATTAAATAAAAATCCTCAAGCTATTAATAAACTTATTTCGGATTTGGATTTAGAGGAAATTGTTGATGAAAAGAATAGTCAATATTCCCCTAAGAATTATTCGGTAAGTGAAACAGAATTAAATGTAGATGAAGCTCTCAAACAAATTGAACACACTCCTACGTATGCGCGTACAGTCAATGTTCTAGGTAAAGAATGGGATGCTGAATCTCGTAAGATGATTCAACAGACACCTGCACTCATTGAAGTAATTAATTCACATATGGGTAATGGTATGTTTGATACTGTCACTGCGGAAGTAGAAAGGCGTAAGATGCTTGGGTCAATTCCAGTAGGAACACCTGCCATCGTAGCTTATAAACTTGTTGGTGATGAACTGTATGCTCAAGGTAATAATTCATCTGCACCTAACGCGCAATTAGGTCAACAGATTAATCAGCTAAAGGCCAATGCAGTAGTACCACCCATTCGAAAACCAAGTGAAACAGTTAAAAAAGATAAATTAGCTGCGGGTAAACCTAAAGCTAAACAAAGTACTGTGACTGAACAATTCGAAGATATTTTTGCTTTGGATTCGGAAACGTTTAAAAAGAAATATTTAAAGTAAAAGGTGAATACTATGGCATTACCATCTGTTGGTTCAAATACTGGACAAATGATTTATAACTCCCCGCACTGGGCAGTATCTGGTGGTCAAGTTGTACAAGCTGATAAAGCTTCTATTGGTTCACAAATCCGTTTGGATGTTTATATTCGTGAAGCTCTAGAAGAACTAGAGAAAGAACGTTATTTCTCTCAAATGGGTTCTGTAGTTAATCTTCCTGCTAACTCAGGTAAGAAGATTAAGAAACATCACTATATGCCTCTGTTGGATGATCGTAACGTATCAACACAAGGTATTAATGCTGCTGGTGTAGCTTCTACTGCTGCTGGTTCTGGTAACCTGTATGGCTCAAGTAAAGACATTGGTATCATTGAAGGTAAACTACCTACTCTTACTGAGATTGGTGGCCGTGTAAACCGTGTTGGTTTTACTCGTCTAGAACTAGAAGGTACTGCATATCGTCTTGGTTTCTTCTCTGAGTTTACCAAAGAGTCTCTACACTTTGATGATGACCCAGCATTGCTACGTCACCTGATGAAAGAATCTATGCGTGGTGCAATGGAAATCCAAGAAGATATGATTGGTATCGACTTGATTAAAGCTGCTGGTGTAGAAATCTTTACTGGTGGCGCTGTAAGTCTAACTGCTTTTACTGCTGAAGGTGGTTCAAATGCTTCTGTAGTTACTTACAAAGACCTACAACGTCTAGCACTAACTCTTAAAGAGAACCGTGCTCCTAACCGTCTAATGGCATCTAAAGGTACTGGTAAAATTGATTCAGTAATCATTGGTTCAGGTTATGCCCTCTATGTTGGTTACCCATTAGAGATGCAAATGCGTAACATGAAAGATGCTGCTGGTAATCCTGTGTTTATTCCAGTAGAGAAGTATGCTGCTGCTGGTACGCAAGTACTGCGTGGTGAGATTGGTTCTATTGCTGGTTTCCGTATCATTGTGGTACCTGAGATGCCTGAGTACAATGCAATTGGTGCAGAAGACGTAGGTGGTGATTCTACTTACGCAACCTCCGCTGGTTTCACAGGCAACCCAAATAACCCAGCTAACACTGATACTGCTAAACAGTATTACAATGCTTATCCAATGCTTGCTGTATCATCTGAAGCATTCTCTCACCTAGGTTTTGCTCCAGAAGGTGCATTTGGGGGTAAAGGTAACTTCAAAATGATTACTAAACTACCGGGTATGGAAACTGCTGACCGTACAGACCCATATGGGCAATCTGGTTTCCACTCACTACAGTGGGTACACGGTATGTTAGTAGAGCGACCAGAGTGGATTGCAGTATTGTGGACTCTTGGCGAGAAGTAATTTAAATTAAATGAGTCCCTTCGGGGACTCTATTTTAACTATTGAGAGATAACACCATGTCAGAAGAACTAAACCTAGATAAAGAATTAGAAAAAGAAGAACTAGTACGTATTAAAGAACAGCTAACTATGATGAAGGTTAAATTTCATCATAATGCTAACCTTGAAACTCTTAAGAAGCTTCTAGCAGAAGCTCTAGAACCAAAAGAAGAAGTAAAAGAATCTACTAATGTAGTTAAGAAAACTGCTAAACAGATTCGTGAAGAAGCTATGAAGTTGGTTCGTTGTAATGTTATTTGTCATGACCCAATGCGTAAATCACGTAAAGGTGAATTCATTACAGTAGGTAACTCTATCATTGGCACATTCCGTGTGTTTGTTCCTTACAATGGTACACAAGATGTTGTATGGCATATTCCACGTATCGTAGTTGATATTCTTAAACGTAAAACTTGTATTAAGAATGTTCGTCAAGTGGATAAAGGACACCAACATAGTACTCTAGATGATGTTCAAATTGGTAAAGCATTTGACATTGTAGAACTACCTCCATTGACTCCTGAAGAGTTGAAAGAGTTAGCAGAAACTCAGAAAGCACTTGGTTATTCTATTAGTGCACCAAACCAATATGCAGGTAACTAATTATGGCTGATGTAATTAATATTACTACTGGTGTAATTGATGGTGACGGTATCTTTGATAAATTCATGCAGGTACTTAAACTACATCTACAAGGTGAAGTAACTGCTGGTCGTATTACTGGTGATAATTATGCTGAAGCTTACATTGCGATGACTAACTTAGCTTTAACTCAGGCGGTAGGTTACAGTTTACAAGGTATTCTAACTGACCAGAAAGTTAAAACTGAACAAGCTCAGATTTCTGATACAGTTGATGGTGTACCTGTTACTGGTTTGATTGGTAAACAGAAAGAAGTATATGCAGCGCAGATTAAAGGTTTTAAAGATGATGCCTTTAACAAAGCTACTAAGATTGCTGTAGATGTTTGGAACGTACAACGTTCAACTGATGAATCAATTGCACCGCCTACTGCATTTACCAATAATGAAATCACAAATAGATATAATGAATTAATTACACAAATTAAAAAACCTAATTAATGGTTAACTAATTGGAGGAGGGATGGATAACCATCCCTTTTTTATTATGGGATTATTTGATGAAACCCGTACTTATATAGCAAGTACAACACAATCACTTATACAAGATACACCTGATTATATTAGGCAATCTATTCTTAACTCTATACTAGCCAATAGAGAATTGGTTCCAGATATTTTAGACGCAACTTTAAATAGCTTTGCAGTAAAGGATATTAGACCAATGTTTGAATATGCTAGAGATGTATATACAAATGGTTTACCTGAAGGTAGTAAAGGTTGGTCACCCCCTAAACCAGAAGTAGTAAGAGATGTTTTATATAAAGAATACCCTTGGATACTGCAACAAGGTAAAACTATAAATATTATTTCTGTTGCTTTAGGTGACCCAAGTGACCAAGCTATTGGTTTAGAAAGATTACTTATGAGTGACAGATTCCAACAGTGGGAAACAGATAGAGATGGTAATCTACTTTACCCTACACAGTTTTTATACTTATGGGGTGATGGTAAAGTTAGACGTTCTGAGATTAAATTTTATAGGTTGAACTATGAAGGTGCACCAATACAGATAGAAGCCAATACTTGGTTTAATGGTGTGCCTAGAGATACTCCTTATAAATTTTATGATTACCATGAACCAATAGTAACTACTGCCGGGAGTGTATACTACACGGTTAATTACCAAATCTTAAATTCTGATGGAAGTATTTATAATGATACTCGTTGGCCTAAGAATGAAAGATGGTGGTCTTATTACCCAAAGAGTCAAAGATATCCAGAACTTAATTTAGATAGTGAAAGTGGTAATCAACCATCAGGTACTTTTTATTTTCCTGTGGTGCCTTTGAGAGTTAACTATACTAGTTTAACCAGTCAACCTTACTGGAATACTCCTTTATATCAAACCAGTAAAAAATTACTTAACTTCATGGATTTAAAAATTGAAGAATTACATGAAGGTGTAAATAATAATCCTGATATTGCAAATATTAACCACGTTTATATTGTGTTTGGTGTAGATGTACATACAACTAGTGATGCTGGTAAAAAATACTTATATGAGTATTTTGAAGATGAGTTTGCTAGGGCAAGAACCAATGAGTTTGAATATTTAAAGTGGTGGACTTCACCTATATTTGGGCCAGCACCTCTTAACTCTGTAAAAATTGAAGATGCTACTTATAAAGTAGAACTTGGTTTTGCGTACATAACTGTAAAAGAATACTCTGGTGTAGTTGGTAAAATTGGTGATGTTACAAAAGATATTTTAATAGCCGATAAAAATCCTATGCGTATTCGTTGGCCGGGCGGTGGTAATGGGATGTTACTAGAAAACCATATGAATAGGTTAATACTCAGAAAGCAAATAACACCTAACAGATATAAAGAATTAATTGTGCATGGTTTAGTACACATTAATAATATCTTTGGTTCAGGGTTAGGTTACTTTACGGGTTTATGGGGTTCTATAAACTTAACTGGGGGTGAACAACAAAATACACCTTTGGTTATTCCATTAAACGTTGCAATTGCACAAAGCTTACCATTAAGAGATGCGAACACTTTGTACTATGAAAGTATTAAAATAGTATTCAATGCTTTTGAAGTGGTGAAATTAAAATGGTATGAAACAAGTTTTTTTAGATTTGTTAGTCAAATATTAGTTTTAGCAGTCAGTGTAGTTACAGGTGGTTTAGCTAATTTAGTAAATAGTATTACTGTTGCTATTTCTGCCGGTTTAACTGCTACAGCTTTACTAATCAGTAAAATGATTATTGTGTCTGCATTGGCAAGTGCAACTTTTAAATTTGCAGTAGAAGAAGCAGGATTAGATGTGGGTTATGTATTTGCTGGTTTAGCATTGGCTTATGGTGTTTCTGGTAGTTTATTGGATTTACCTTTAGCAGATACTTTTTTAAGTATTGGCACTAACTTAAATGAAGCAGTTACAAGTTTAACTCAAGAAGCTATTACTGAAGTAACTACTGAACTAACTGACTTAGAAGAAGAATATCAAACTAAACTAGAATCATTAGAAGACTTACTTAAACCAACTGAAAGAGTATTAGACCCCTTAAGTTTATTTACTAATGTTGGTATGTTACCTAATGAAAGTCCAACAGATTACTTTAATAGAACAATAGAATTAAAGAATCCGGGTATACTAAGTATTGAAAGTGTTTCTAACTTTGTGAACACTAAACTAGATTTAAATTTAATTTGAAGGTGATTTATGAATGAAAATCAATGGGCATTCCCTAACCTAGACTTACAATATAAGACTCCTGAATTTAATTTAGGTAGCCCTGCACAATCACCAAGTTTATTGGATTCTTTCCGTAATTGGATGGATAGTGCTACGGATAAAACCAATATGTTTGGTAATCGTGAAAGTACTGGTTGGTTCTCACCTACTGTACAAGGTTTAGGTACTGCTGCTAATGCTTGGTTAGGTATGCAACAGTTAGGGTTAGCTAAAGACCAATTAGCATTCCAGAAAGATGCATTTGCAAAGAACTGGGCAAACCAAGTACAACTAACTAACCAACAATTGTATGACCGCGATGTAGCTCGTAGAGCTGCTTATGGACAGAATCCGATGGACAAGGCTGAGTTCATCAATACCAGTGGAGTTAAATAATCATGGCAATTACTTGGCGTAATATTGATGCACCTTCATTTGGGGGTGTACAGCAAGGTTTAGCTAATGCTGGTGAATCTTTTGACAGAGCAATCCAAGGTTTAACTAACATTGGTTCAGCTCAACGAGCAGTTAATATTGCTGAAGAAGATAGAATTACTAAAGAAGCAGAAGAAGTTGAGCTAAAGTTAAAACAGGAAGAAGAGAAAACAATTGCAGACAATACCCAGAGAGCTTTAGAAGCTATCAGAGGTATTAAAACAATTGAACAATATCAGAATACTTCCTTTGATGATTTGCTTCTCAAGTATGGTGATAAGGTTAATCGTAGTGAATTGTTTAAAGCATTTGATTACCAAGATGACCTTATCTATGCAGATAAAGATAAGCAATTAGACCGTACTATTAAACTTGAACAACGTAATGATATGTTGGCTCGTAAAGCATTGGATAATGATATCAAGAGTACAGCTACTACTGTTGATGCATTTATTTCTGAAGGTTTACTTGGTGGTAAATCTCAAGAAGAAATTCGTCAAGGTGTTGAAGCTTTGATTCAAGGTAAACCAATCGAAGTTAAAGCTGCTGTACGTAACAATGCTATGGGTCAGCTACAGTACATGAACCAACTCACACCAGAAGGTAAGGTTCTATTTGATATAGGTATTCAAGGTATTGAGTCTGCTTTCCAAGTTGAACAACAAAACCTATTGGATTCTGCTGCACAACAAGAAGCTATTATTCAGAAAGACCCATTGAAAGACACAACTAACTTACGTAGTCAGTTAACCCTAAGTCAGTACATTGCTAAATTTGCACCAGAAAGATTAGACCTTTCAGCGCCGGATTGGTGGGGTGGTGAATATGAGGGTGAAGACATTACCAATAAATTTGAAGACTTAAAAACTGATAAAGGTATTTTAAAAGAAGTTCGTAAAGGTTTAATAGCTCTAGGTATTCCTGAATCAGAAGCTAAGAAATATAACAGAATTCCTGATGATGTAATTACACATTTGGTTATGAGTGCACCAGTTACAACTGATGGTGGTATTGCTCTTGGTTCTACTTCTCAGATTAAAAATAAACTTAAAAATACTGCTATTGAATACTTTGCTTATGGGCAAGATGCAAAGAATGCTCAAGAGAACTTAAAGAGTATTCGACAAAAGCAGATTGAATTAAGTAATATGAAATCCAAGGAAGTATTACGGTTACGTGATGCTATAAAGAACCAAAGAACTAATGAAAATATTTTAAAAGGAACTCAGTAATGCCAAGCATTGATTTTCTAGAATCCTTGTCAGCAAGTACTAATCAAAATCTGAGTAAAGTAAGTGAGGAGGCATTAGCCTCCTTACGTTCTACTAGTTATGTAGAAAGTGCTCAACAAGCTGCTGCACAAGAAGCACAAAGACGACAAGCACTATTAGCAGAAGATACAGATAACCCATTGAGTTATTTAACTAACGTAGCTGCATCTGCGCTAGCAGGTGTAAGTGAGACTGTTGGTTATGTAGCTTCAGCACCTGTTGGTTTAGGTACTATGGATTTACTTACTGTATCTGATGAAGCTAAAGCTGCTTATATCCGTTACCGTAATGCTAAGGATAGTGGTACTACCTATGAAGGTATTGAGAAAGATGAAGCATTACTGAACCAAAAGATTAAACGTAAAGTAACTCCAACCAGTACTATGAGTAATACATATACTTATGGTGTTGATGTTGCTCCTGAAACTCAATCAGTAAAACGTGAAGGTAGTAAGACTAACCTAGAAGCTATTGAGTATGGTTTAGGTGCTGCTAACTTACAGAAAGATATTAAAGATTTCTTTAACTTGGATTCTATTGTTAACAAAGAGAACCAAGATGTAATTACTAAAGCTGCTGAAGTTGCTGATACTAAGTTTGCTGTAACACTAGATACTGCTATCTCTAAGATTAAAGAAGGTAAAGTATTAGATGGTGTAAGTGATATTGCTAGTGGTGCTGCTGATGCAGTGTTTGATACTTTTGATAAAGTAGAAGACCCACTAGATGCTGCTAAAGCTGTAGGTGAGTTAACTGCTGAAGTAATTGGTGGTGTTGCTCTTGGTTTACTAGGTAAGACTGGTTCAGCATTACAAACAGTATCTTCTATTGGTTATGGTTCAGATGCGTTTGCTACTGCAATTGTAGATTTTCAAGAAAAGAATGGAAGATTACCTACTACTGAAGAATTACAAAAACAACTTAAGTTAGCTAGTTCACTGACACTTGCTGAACAAGCAGGTGACTTATTTGCATTAGGTGCATTAACCAAAGGACGTAAAGCTTTAGATGCTGCTGCAAAGGTAAGTACTACTTCATTAACTGAAGCTGCTACTGAAGCTTATCAAACCATTGTAGAAGAAAGTTTAATTAAGTTAGAAGAACCTGATTATAAAGGTGCATTTACTTCTGGTTTGATGGGTGCATTAGCAGGTGGTGGTGCAGCAAGTGTACGTCCTACTATTGAAGCTGCTAAAGCAGTTACAGGTAAAGCTGGTGAAGCTGTAACTAATAAAGTAAAGAACACTGAATTTGTACAGAAACGTAAAGTACAAAAAGAAGCTATCGAAACTGGTAATTTAGAGCCAGTAACCAATACTGAATTACCTACATTTGATTTAAATACTTCTGTAGATACTTTAGCTAAACGTAATGAAGTAGAAGGTGTTACACCCGAAGAACGTACTCAGAATTATGAAACAGCTAAAGAACAAGTACTAAGTAAACAAGCTGAGTTGGTTCAGTTAACTAATGAATATGTAGAACTTGAATCTAAAACTGAACGTACACCAGAAGAACAAGCTCGTTTACAAGAATTAGATACTTTGGTTCCTAAGTTAGAAGAATCAATTAGCAAAGCAGCTCCAATTGTTCGTGCTATGCGTCCTACAGTGGTAGATGCTGAACAGGTATCCAATGATATTGAAGCAGCAACAAAGAATGATACAGAAGCTGCTAGACGTGTATTTGGTTCATTTAGGGATAATCCTACTACGTTATCTGAATCTCAAGCTATTGCTCTAGCGGATGCTGATAATGGGTTAACTGAAGAAGAGAACCAAATACTAAAAACATACGCAGAAGTTCAGAAGAATCTACGTACTGTTAGTCAGGTATCAGATAACATCATCAATGGTGGTACAGACCCACAAACTAAAAGAAAGATGCTTGGTATTAAAGATTACCAAAACATGATTCTTTCCGGTGATGAAGATATTAAGACTAAAGGTTTAGAAGGTTTAAAACTGTTTGCTGAAAGACAAACAAGTAAAGCTATTCAATTAGAAGATGCATTGGTTAAAGCAACTAATACTGGTAAACCAGTACAAGTTGGTTCACTGAAGATTAGTAATAACTCTAAACGACTAGTATCTAAAGTACGTGAAGAAGCTAACCTGTTGAACCAAGTGTATCAACAATACTCTTCTATTCCTTCTGTAGAACCTACTGTTCAGAAACCAACTGAAGAAGATACTACTGAACAACCAATTGTAGATACTGGTGGTGACCAAACAGTACAAGAGGTTACCCAACCACAACAACCAGAGGTTGTTTCTGAGACTGTTGAAAAAGTAACTGACACTCCGGTTCAACCTTCCGTAGTTACACCTGTCGAAGCTGAAGCTTCTCCGGTGACTACTATAGTTGAACCTGCGTTGGATATTGCTGAAGATAAAGATTATTCGTTAGCTAAAGAATTAACCAATAAAGAAGGTAACTTGGTTAGTGAATATTTCAAACCAAGTAATAAACAATCTGCTTTAAATAAGATTGCTAACTTTAGTTCTAAGTTAAAACTAGATACAGAAAATACTCTTAAACAGTTCTACGGTTCTGTAGTTCCTACTGGTGCTATGGAAGTAGCTACTGAATTTACTAAGTTTAATGATTCATTTAATAAAGCTTTAGATGAAATCTTTGCAGCTAAGGAAGAGTTTATTGGTAATGACTTTACCCAATACTTGGTAGATGAGTCAGGTAATCTACCAGAGAATGTAAAAACTGCTATGGCAGTTGGAGCATATCAATGGATTGTTTCATCAGGTAAAGAATCAAATTACCAATCAGAAGAAAGTATGAGAGGTTTACTTGGTTTATCTGATGAAGATTATGTTGAACCAGAATTGTATAACTTAATTCCTAAAGGTGTACGTTTCCAATCAGTAGTTAACTCTATGGGTACTGCTGCATTTAAAACATTAAATCTTAAGTTAGATAATAATGCTCCAATTGATGCTCAAACTAACTTAGAGACTTCACTTGGTTTATGGGCTTACTCAGCTCTAGAGAACTCAGGTGTATTAAAAGAATCAGAGAGTGTTACTGGTGCTCAGATTAAATCTTTGTATGGTTCAGAAGCTCCAGACTCAATTAAGAAACTCGGGGATAGAACTACATTTCAATTGGTTCAATTAGATTTAACCAACGACATTGATAACATCTTTGCAGCTAATAAAAAGCAATCTTCATTTATGCAGGATGTATTTGGTTCATCTTATGAAAGACCAATGCCTAGCTTTAAACCAGTTAAAGGTAATTTAAAAGTAGCTAAGTCTACTCAACAAGTACCTGAATCACAGAAGAGAGTATTGGAAGCTGACCAAGCTAAACCATATTTCTTTAGAGAGAATACTGTTCAAACATTCTTTGGTTTTAACCCAGAATTACAGAAAGAAATGATGGGTTATGTAAGTAATCTAGATACTGTAATTGATGTGAATAAACCAAGTGTAGAAGGTAAGAATCGTAGTATTGAACGTGAACTAGAGATTGCTCAAGAATGGTATGAAGAAGTACAGGATAAAGGCATCAATACACCTTTCTACTTAGAACATACTGTTTGGAAGCAAGGTCGTATGGGTATTGGTAATAAATTTAACCCACAAGCTTCTAAGATTCATCGTTATCTAGTTAACCGTGAATGGAATACTACATTTACTTTTGGTTCACCAGAAGAGAACTTCTTCTTACTTGCTGTAGGTGAAGGGTTAGATATAGAAGTACCTAAGTTTGGTTCTGACCAGAATGGTCTAGCTTCTGATAAAGCTTTAGAAGAAGTTCAAAAACAATTAGATAAACCAGAAGTACGTAATGCAATTGATGCAATGAAAGATGTGTTACGTTTATCTGGTGAACGTGAATTACCTGTAGAACTACAAACAGTTATTGCTGATGGTGTGAAAGCTATTAGAACCAATATGAAAGGTTACTTAAGTATTGTAGCAATGGCTGAATATGAATTAGCTAAAGAATCTGGTGCTACTGAATTTACCCATAATCTTGCTCGTGAAGTGGATGGTATTACGAATGGTGTAGCTATCACTACTCTTCAGTTTGCAACAGATAATGTAGAAGCAATGTTTAATATGCTTCAACGTATGGGTATTTATAATTCAAATATTACCTATAACGAATGGATTGCTAACCCAGCTAACCAAGATTCATATAAGACTCTTGCAAGGGATTGGGAGAAAGCTATTCAACTTAAAGCAATGTCAGATGCTAAGTATGCTAAAGACTACAATGTAGTATCTAAGTTGTTTGGTTCATTCATTAAAGTAAATGAACTTACCGGTAAAGAAGAAGTAACCAAGCAAGGTCGTAACATTGCTAAGAATCCTCTAATGACTTCCATCTATGGGGCTTCAATTGGAACCATTGCAGATAACATCGGTTCACAAGGTATTGAGAAAGTATATGAACGTTTAGAAACTGTATATAAAGGTTTAATTGAACGTACTCTTACTCAAGAAGCTGCAAGAGCAGAAGTGAATGAAGTACTTAGTATTGTTAACTACTTAACCGGTAGTAAACGTGTAATTAGAAATACTAAAGACTTAAAAGAATTTAAGCTTAAACCAAATGAAGTTAAGAACTTCAAGAAGGTAGTTAGTGGTATTTATCAGAATCCATTGAAAGAAGCGATGGATAAAGAATACAAAGTATCTTTTGATTCACGGAATAAACTGAATGCTGCTGCTAACTTAGCTCATGCTCTGTTTGTGAATATGTATAACAAACGTAAAGCAGAAATTCTTAAGCAAACAGGTAATAAACAGTTAACTGTAGAAGAAGAGAAGAACTTAGTTGAATCTCTTAAAACAGTTACACCTATTGTAAATACAGCTACCAGTAAGATTTCTAGTAAAGATTTAACTAAACAGTTAGATACTGGTTTGATGTTGTCTGGTTATGAAATGACACCTATCACTGATAGAAGTGTTCAAGTAACTATTAATCCAAAGAATCTTAAATCAGGTAAGAAATCTAGAACTACCAATGGACAGTTACGTACATTTAGTGAGCCGGGGGCTGCTGCAATTCCTACTATGACTCAATCAATAGATGCAGCTACTCAAGTAAGTATTATTAACAATGCTACTATCCTGAACGTACATGATGCTTCATACATTGATGGTAATAAATTTGGTTCAACTAAAGAAACTTATAACAAAGGTTTCCTAATGGTTAACTCTCTTTACTCAATCCCTCAAGAGATTGGAGTAATGTTGAATAGAGTAGTTACTGGTTTTGATGGTGATAGTAAAGACTTAGAAGAACCAATTGTTAAAGCAGCTAAAACTGTACTTGGCAGAGATGCTAAGTGGGTAGCTCAACGTGGTTTACAACAAACTTTAAATGACATTAATAGTTTCATTACGGGTCTTGGGCAAGACCATGTAAACAATAAAAACAAAGTAATGAATAACATTGTTAGAAGTGAGCAATACTCTAACGGTGAAGACTCAGCTTACGTAAGGGAAGTTAAACAGGTTAAAGAAATCACTGTAAATACTTCTAATACAGCTTTTAAAGTGGTTGAAAATGATTTACTTACCGCTATTGATAACATGTTAGCAGTCACACAAAACCAAGATTATAAATTAATCTTAAATGCTGTTAAGAAATTTAAGTTGGATGATATTACTTTAGTTGTAAATCCAAATTTGAAATCAGTAGCTAAGTACCAAGAACGTACTATGAAATCTATGGGTAAGTTAAAAACTTTAAGAGCAATTCAAATTAAAGATGTTAACTCGAACCAATTAGAAGAAGCATTAGTGCATGAGTTGATTCATGCAATTACAGCGAATGCTATTAACAATCCGAAAACAGCTAAAGAAGTAATGTTGGTTAAACGGTTGAAAGCTATTCAATCTAAACTGCCAAGACAACCTCTGAATGGGGATAGATTAACTAAACAATACTTGGATATTGCTCGTATTGAGATTGCAGAACTAGTTACTTATGGTTTAACTAACCGTGGTGTACAAGACACTTTGAAAAACATTGTAGGAACTGAATCTAGTTCACTATGGGGTGATTTTGTAACAAGTGTTCGTAAGTTCTTAGGTTTGAATACTGACAAACAATCACTACTAAGTGATTTGTTATATGCATTTGAAGACTATACAACTAATAATAATCTTGGTTCATCAGCATATACTGATATTCGAAATGATTTCACATTTGACGAAGCTAGGAGAATTGATGGTTATAACTCAGAACAAGTATTTGATGAGTTACAACAAGTATCTCTAATCAAAGATGAACCAGAACATTTAGAGTATCTACGTAGTGTATTAAATAATGTAGTAAACAAAGTAATTCAACCATTTGATTTGTACTTAGGTGCTTCAGACCAAACAGAAACTATTGGTGCTACTGATGGTGTAGATATGTTTATTGTGAATCAAACACAAGGTTCACAACCACTATCAGGTTCATTAGCAAATGGTATTCGTATGTCTGCTTCTGAAGTATTTGTTCATGAATTGGTTCATAACGTATCTATGTTTGGTATTGATAACAAATATGCTGAACGTAATGAACTATACAAACTATGGTTACAAGCTAAGAAAGTAGTAACTGTTCGTGATTTCATGAATGACCCTTCTATGCTTGAATCTGACCCAAGATTTGCAGATGAATATCAAGCAGCAGAACAAAGATACAAACATGTATTTGAACCAAGAAGAGATACTGTAGTTAATGGTAGAGCTAAGTCTAACTACTTACATGAGTTTGTAGCACTTGGTTTAACTAACAATAACTTTAGAAAAGCATTGTCTAAGATTGAATATCAGAACAAAGCTAGTGAAATGAATACAGCTACAGGTTCATTAGGTAGATTGGTTCAAGGTATCTACAATTGGTTCAATAAATTATTAAATACTTTGAATGCTAAATTACTTAGTACTTATGGTAAACCTGTAGACCAACAATTAGCACAACTATTCCAATCATTTGCTGGTATTGACAGCAGTAACAAAGCGCAATTACGTAAGCATATGGAAAGAGCTACTGAAGTATTTACTAGACCAGTACAAGAAGTAATTAACAGGGTTCAACCGGGTATTGAACGTAACTTGGTTCAGCCTTTAGATAAGTTTAAAAAACTAAGTAAGAAGCAAATTAAAGAAGCTGTTAAGAATGGTAAGGTTCAAACAGTAACTGAGATTACTAATGAAACTTATAATAAGTTAAGACAGTCTAATTCTACTGCTGCTAACTTATTCTTAAGTTTGGTTACTGAATCTAAAGGTAGATTTAATGCTGTAGCAGTACTACATGATATGAAACGTTTAGCTAACAAGAATATCGACAGATATCGTATGCAAGTACGTAATGATTATCGAACTGCTATTAATGAAGCATTTGCTGAGAAGTTAACTGTGCAAGAGAAAGATGCATTGTCTCATGCATTTCTTAAAACAGATATCACTTCATTACTAAATGATTTCTCTCAAGACCAAATCATTGAACTAATGCGTGATAAACAATACTTAGCACAAACTATTCAACAGTATGAAACCAACCTAAACCAATACACTGGTTATACTGCTTTCTATATTAGACAAGCTAAGAACCTAGGTAAGTTTATGATTACTGGTGTATCTAGTATTCCTAATGGTTTGATGAATGCTAAGAATATTGCAGATGCAATTGGTACCCCTAGAACGATGCCTAAGTTCGCTAGACAAGCAGAACCAACAATTGATGTATTAGCTTCTCTTTATGCAATTAGCAATCTGAGTGATAACCACAGACGTTTAATTAATGGTTTAGTTTCTAAAGAAGTATCTAGAACAGATGGTGGTAATGGTATTACTTTCACAATAAACTTATTGAAAGAGTTTCGTAGTAAAACTCTGGAAGAGTTTAAAGAGAACAGTAGACATATCCAAAAAGGATTTATGACTGATAAAGTGAATCCAGATATTGCTATCAAAGTAGGTACTATTGATGACCAAGAAGAATTTGAAGCACAAGGTTATGCTATTGGTTCAGCTTTACCTAAAGACCCAAGTGACCCAGATACAGAAACTAAATACTTATTTGTAAATGGTCATGGTGGTCAACCAGCTAATATTGGTGGTGTAGCTTATCTATTGAATGATGCTGCCAGAGGTACATCAGTAACTTTGAATACTACTGGTTCTTTCAATGGTTCTAGTACAGGTACACTAGATACTTGGAAAACTAAGAATGCTAAGAAAGTATCTGCTAATTGGAATAAACGTACATTAGATAGCACTACGTATGCAGTTCCTCTGGTGAATGAGGCAGGTGAGATTGTTGATTATCGTTATGTAATGAACGACAACACTAAGAATGACATTCTACAACGTGATACATCTTTTGATGATATAATGGGTATTATGTTCTCTGGTTTAGCTGTTAAGAATGACATTAAAAGAGAGAACAAAGAACTCGTTAAAGTATTAAAAGAGATGTACACCAATACACCTAACAGAGCTGAGTTTGTAGAGATTTCACCACAATCAACCAATGAAGAATATCGTGAGATATTCAGACTACTACCAGAAGATATGAAAGAAGAAATACGTAGAGTATGGGGTAGTGATTCTATGTTGGTTCGTAAAGACTCTGTAGACTTACTCTTCGGTTACCACAAATACACAGCAGCTAACCTATGGAAGTTATCTAAAGCTGAACGTGGTTTAGTACAAGAAGCTTTTGTAATGTTTGTTAATATGATTTTCGGTAAGAAAGCAGCAATGCGAGTAAGACAAGGAGAAGAACTATTAGAAGCATTGGCTAAAACAGTTAAAGATATCATTGTTATCAAAACAGGTGTTGTTACGTTAGGTAACATGGTATCTAACATGGTGCTACTAAAGATGATGGGTGTACCTATTAAAGATATTATCGCAGGGCATAAAGATTCATTTACAGCTATGCGTGAATACAAGAAGTTGAACCAAGAGACTGAACAAGTAAGACTTAAACTAAGTAATGCTAACCTTACAAGAGCACAGAGAAGTGTATATGAATCTAAGTTGGTTCAGCTTGAAGATAGATTAGCTAACAATCCAGTAATTGATTTGATTGATGCTGGTTTGTTATCAACTATCGTAGAAGACGTAGATACTGAAGTTCAGGAATATAAACTGAGCCAACGTATCAAACGTAAGTATGCTGAAACCAGTTGGGCAGAACGTTTAGAAGATGCAACTAACCGTATCCCTAACAGTGTGAAAGATGTATTTAAAGAAGCATTGGTAATGCAAGGTTCTAACCTGTATGGTTTCTTAAGTGAAGCTGCACAGTTCTCTGACTTTGGTGCTAGATATGTGTTGTTCCAGCATATGACTAAGAACAAGGGAATTGCTAAAGATGAAGCAGCAGGTCAAGTAATGGATATCTTCATTGATTATGACTTACCTACTCACAAAGGTATTCAATACTTAAATGACCTTGGTTTGCTGATGTTTAGTAAATACTTGGTTCGCGTACAACGTATCATTGCTAAAACATTCTTAGAGAATCCTGCAAGAGCATTGAGTATTATGCTTCTACAGAACTTCTTTGGTGATGTTCCAGATATCATGGATTCAACTATGATTATTGAAACCAATCCATTAACTAGATTGGCTAATCCAGTTGAAAGCTTTATTAATGCTGCACCTGATATCATCACTGCTAAAGTATTTAGTTAAATAAAAATAGGGACTCAATTGAGTCCCTAATATTTTAATGCTTAAGCATTATCAAATCTATCTTTAGCACGTTGTAGTGCTGCAATTAGTTTACCAATATCTTCACTAGAACAAGAGTAAGATACACTTACTGATTCTTCTGGTTCAGCTACTGGACACAAGGTTAGTTCAATAAAACCTTTATGTGGTTCTACAAATACTGTTTCATTACTTGTAGAGAAATTATCAATACGTTCTAAACTCATATGTTTAAACCTTTAAATAAAAATAGGGAGTCACTTGGACTCCCTTTCTTGTTTCATTTTCTCAACTAGTTCACTAATCTCAGGTGAATCTATTTTATAGATAGTGTAAGCACTACCTATAACTAATAGACCAATAGAGATTGCAAATAGAAAAGGTAATACGGATACAACTATAATACCTATAAGTAGTGAACCAAGAATAATCCCTAGAATCTTAAGTAGTTTCATTAACCGAACAATGATTTAGAAGTATCTAACAAATCTGAGTTATCAATCTCAGGTAGTTCCATACCTTCAGCTTCTGCTAGTACCTCATCAATCAAAGACATTTCACGGTCTTCAAATGACTCTTCTACAGCTTCTGTAAATTCTTCTACTACTGATTCAATAACTTCTTCTTGAATTGGTTCAGGTTTAGTTTCCTGTTCCATTTCTGCTTTAGTACGGCGTTTACGTTTTGGTTTGGTATCTTCTTCAGATTCATCAGCAACTACTTCATGAGTATTTACTGGTTCCGATTGGATACCTAAATCAAACTCTACTTGTAATCCTTCAGGGAAGTTGAAGTATTGTGTAAGAGCTTTAATGATTACTTCTTGAGGAGGTTTAATTACTGTTACATTCATTGGTTCTATTTCCTTAATGATAATATCCACCCTTGGGTTATTCTTATCCACATGTCCAAACCTACTAGTAGTACTTATTACATAGTTGTAATTGTCATCCGGTAGTACACCAGTCTCAGTCAAAGCATCCTGAAAGAACTTAGCATGAATAGAAGTAACGTTGTCTAAGTCCGTCAATCTATTGGATTTAGGGTAAAGAATAAACTCAAGTGATACAGTATTGAATGGTTGAAGTTTAAGGAGTCTTCCAGTGAGGTGTTCCTTATATACCTTCTTAGCTTTGTTCAATACTTGAAAATGAGTGTTCCGGTAGTTATTTAGATTAAGTATAAACTTATTCTTTTTACTTACCGGAACCTCCAAGGGTGCAGATATTAATTCTATTCTGCTGTTAGGCATTAGTTAAACAAAGATGATGCACTTTGGTTTGGTGCACCTGCGGTACCACCAGAAGCACCTGCTGGTTTACCTTTGGCTTTGTTAATAGTTTTACCTTTGAATTTCTCTTCCCAAGCTTTGAAGAATTCAGCACCACCATTAGAATCAATTTCACTAACAGTTTTATCAGATTCAAAGTGGAATGCTTTAGAGATTACATTCTCTTCACGAGTCTCACCAGTAGGTACATACTTGTCACCTTGCTTCTCAGTCTTATCAACTGTTTGAGCAAGGATACCAAGTTTAAGTTTCTTACCTAATGCTTCCATGAATACTTCTTTTGGTTTAGGTACTTCAGCTTTAGCTTCTTTGTCGTAGAGTTTAATTTGTTTAACTTCTACACCAGTTTGCTCTTTGAAACCTTTACCAGTAGCAAGACGGAAGATTGAATCAACCATACTGAAACCGGGCATTGGGTGTACTTCACCATTTTTCTCATAAGTGAATTCACCAGCTTTGTTAGAGATGGTGATTAGTTCTTTATGGTTCATTTCTTTACCATCAACTAGGACAGCAAATTCAAAACCAACATAAAGAGCACCACTATCCCATTTATCTAGATAAGCCATCTTAATACCAGATGGGTAGATACCAGATGGAATAGTAAAGCTACCACCTAGTACGTCTTTTTCTTCTGCTTTAACTGTTTGTGCTTTTTGTTGTGCAGATGCAAATAGAGACATTATTATTTCCTTTTACTAATTAATTAGTTTGTTATAACCACAGAACCAAACGAAGTTTGGATTAAGCGTAATACTCTTGTAGACGGTCTAGAACCAACTGCACATCATTATCAATGAATGTTTCTTGGTTTGACCACATACCTAATGGTGAACGAATACGTTCATTAACAGTTTCTTTAGTTAGCTTCGTTTGGAAGACATATTTAAAACCTAACATACGCTCTTCATCAGTGATGTTCAGAAGTTTGTTATCTTTCTCATATGGTTCCAATTTACTAACTGGCATTTTCTTTGACGCGATAACAGTAGAGAAGAATGATTCAACACCTTTAGTCATAAGTGAGCCTTTCACTTTAACCATAGTTTCATTGACCATTTCATTTTCGTTATATACATCAGAAGTATGTGCCATAAACACAATTGGTTTATCTGATTTAGCTACACCATCTTGCATTAAACGTTTAAAGAACTGCTCATATTCACCCCATGCCTTCATACCATTAGAGGCAGTAAGTACATACTGAGTTTCGAACATGTCCATCATAAATGTAAGAGTATCTACAATGATTGGGCCATACTCAGGATTACCAGTAAGTGCTTTAATGGTAGTTAATACTTGGTTCGGGTCTGTTACATTAGCTTGTTTAAATTTAGCTGGAAAAGGCAATCGTTTATTGTTTTCACAATTTAGATAAGCAACCTTTTCTGGGTTACGTAAGTTACGTAAAGAAGCTGATTTACCAGTTGCTGATTTACCTGCAATTAATACTAATTGGGTATTTTCAGTATTTTCAGACATTACTTATTTCTCACACTATTGAATACCATCAGGGTTAAATCTTTGAATAAGCATACCCCTAGAGGATTCTAAATAATGACAACCAGTACCATAGTCAATTCGTAACGTCATCCCAGAACGTTTTTCACCATCAGTACTGTCAAAACCAATTCTTAGTTGGTTTAAGGCTAGTGTAGCAATCTGTACTATAACTAAACCAATAATGAAGTATTTAACAAGTGTATTGGTTCCGGCGGTAATTACTAACTTGGTAACTCGAAGTATCTTTGATTCCTGTTCAGGGGTAAGCATAATTTAACCTTTCTTATAAAACTGTCTTGTGACAGATTGAATTACAGTATTATTTAATTCTTCATCTGGAATTGGTTTAGGTAACTTAGAGTTAAAAGATTTAATCTTTAGAACCAAGTCATCTAATCCTCTACCAGAATCAACTAATGCTGCACCATATTTGAAGATAGTATTATTACGATTACCTTCCTCAATCTTAGAGAAGAAGTAACGTTCTAACTTATCCATTGAACCAGTAGTATCAATGAATTGCTTACGTTCTTCATTTTTCTTGGTTTTAGGAATGAATGGTAATACATCGAATAACTTGCCTTCATTTGTAAACACTTGAGCAACTTTATTAGCTAACCATTTACGGTTGGCTTGAGTAGTCTGTTCATCGGTTTCAAATGGAAGAGTTTCCAACACGTTGTGCATAAATTCTTTATATTCATCTATGTTTAGTTTAAGAACATGACTCATAGGAAGAATAATACGGAATCTATCTGCTGCTGGTTTACCATCTTCAGCTAATTGGTGACGCTTAGTTGTATAAATGTAGTAAGTGTAATCTTCAAGAATCTTCTTGGTTTCGTCTAATGTAGCAGTACCATCAATATCAAGAACCAATAAATTGAATCCTTTGATTACATGTGTCTGTCTACGTAAACCTTCCAAGAATCTATGGTTACACCAGTTACCACCATCCATCTTAGTAATGATATCTAGTTTAGAGAATGGTACTTTTAATTCAGGTGTATAACCTACTGCAATATCTTTACTCCAACTCAACATCAGTTGGTCTAGGTTAGTAGCTTGTAAGCTCTCACCTTGGAGGAATTCAATATCATCAGTAAATGTCTTCTTGATGATTACATTATTCTTATAACCCCAAGCAGTAGCATGTTTAATCATATCTTTCTGAGCATTAGATGCTTTAGGGAAATATGGCACTTCTTCCATTAAATCTGCATGTGTCATTGGTTCCTTACATTCAGATAGGAATAATGCAAGCCTTGCAAATGCTGGGTCACGGGATAACAAATCATTGAAACACTTAGCAGACATTTCAGCTACTTTAACTGCTGCTTCCCAATGTTCCATTGTCATTTGAGCAGCAGAATCCAAGAATGCAAATGCACCTGCTAGACGAATAGTTTTGAAATATCTACCACGAGCCTCAGCCCTACGTATTTCATCACTTTGTCTAAATGACTCCATGAGTTCTTCACAGTAGATTTGATACTCAATGATTGCTTGCATAACATCATTAGGAATACGTACTTGGAAGTTATGGTTTACTGGATCAGCTAATTTATGTAACTGAATAGCAATGTTATGTAACTTAGTGTCTGATGTAGTATCAGTTAAGTTAGCTAATCTTTCAGCTACAGTTAGTTTTTTAGTACAAGCTTCAATTGAAGAATAACCAAAGAAACATCTGCGAGCATACCCAGTAGTCAACATATCAAAGAACATCTTCTCTGTTGTTGAACCATCTAGAAGCATTGAAGCAGTGCCATACATCAACATATTAGTTGGTGTCTTACCCTCAATTTCTTCATTACGTACAGATTCAGCAGTATTCTTGGTTAACTTTGGTTTAACTACTCCGTCATAAAGTTCTAGATAGGTATCTAGTATTTCTTTATTGCTGAGTAGATTATTAGCCATTTCATCGCTCTCAAAGTTTATAGAACCAATTTCAGACATAAGTAAACCATGTCTAAATTGTTTAAGAGCTGGTGTAGTACCTGAATCAAATGAAGTTAGATAAGCACCAATTCTACGATACTCTTGTTTAACTTTATCTAATTCTTCTGCTTCATCTACACCTTTACGTAATGCACGTTTATTAGCTAAATCAGTTAGGGATTTCTCTGCAATGGTCGGTAAAGTGTATTCCATGAATTCATTTCTGAATAAATGTAATACTTGTTCTTCCATAATCTTAGTGGCATGACCTTTACCATACCCGCTGGGAGCTGTGTTTATACCATAGAAATTACAATGCAGATTACCAAATCCTTGGGCATCTACTTTAGCTCTCATCATTGAAGCTAATTTAGTTAAGTGGTAACAAACCAAGATAGTAAAGAAACTCTTATCTGGGTTTTGAGTACGAGCAGATAAAATATCTACTAAGGTTTCTACTGTTGGGTGATGTTTTAATTGCTCTACAGGTTTCATAGTTCCTCTAGTCTTCTATTTCTAATAACCCTGCTTCAATTAATCTATCTTTCTGAGTGCAAGCATCAAATGCTTTACAATACAGACAAGCTTTAGCTTTACCGGGGACAGTAACTACAACACCTACAGCACCATCTTCAATAAATCTTTTCTGAGCTTCAGCAAAGGTATCGAAGTTAGCTGTTGAACGAGTACGCTTCTCAGGGTTCTTGTAATACTTATAGGTTGGTTCGTCTTGCCATAATTGTTCTGCTGTACAATCAGGTAATAGATGTTCAGGAGTATCTTTATGTTTTTCAATTTCAGCAATAAATGCTCGCATAAAGTTAATAGTTTCAGCTCCATTAAGCAACTTAACTTTATGGGGTACAATTGGAGCTTTAGGATAATTTGGGTCAGATAAAGAACGATTCTTAGACCAATCTGTGAACCAGAAAACAATAGTCATGTGGTCTTGGGTAATCTTATCTTTATGGATTACTTTATAGATTGAACCTTGAGTTCGATAATCTTTATCTGCTTTCTCTAAATCTTTGTACTTCCAAGTACCAGTAGATTTAAAGTCAGTTAATCCCCCTTCAGCTACAAAATCAAACTTACCTGAAATTGTATAACCATCTAACTCAATTGAGTTACGTAGTTCCATATAAACTGGAATACAGTCTGGATTGCCTTTTAGGTGATCATCTGTAGGGTTAACCACAATACGATTAATTACTGCTTCTGGATAACCAAGAGCTTCTAATGCAGCTTTGCGTACCTTGTCATCTAGCCAAGTCTTCTCAATAGAATCATGGATTGCAGTACCATTCTTAGATTTAACCAGATTAATAATATCTGTTGGTTCACTGTTAAGTTCACCGCCATTGATACGATTACGTAAAACAATCTGACGAATAGAACGGTTAAAGTCAGTAGCACTTAATGAATTTGGATTTGGTTTAAAATCATAAGTAGCTGAAGCAAGGAACACTGCAACAGATAATGGGATATTACTATTATTGGTTACTGATGCTGGCATTATGCTTCCCCATACAAGTGTTTACCAATAACTGCTGGTGAGTAGATACTTGGTTTAATTACTTTATTGGTTTCAGCACAGCGTAGAATAGCTCTGTCACCTTTAATCATTGCATATGCTTTTGGATAACGAGGTTTAGCTTCTTGTACATAGAAGTCAGCAAGAGAAGCAGGGACTGTTTTAGATAGATTAGAACGATGTAGTTCTTTAAGTAACCCATCAATATCCATACCATATGCTCGCATTTGCTGCATAGTGATATATAAGTTATCAGCTAATTCTTTAGCTACATTTGGTTTAACTAAGGGTTCTTTAATTTCTTCACCAATCTCATTAACTTCATCTTGGATTAGTTTTAGAGTTTTAGTGAGTGACTCTGGAGTTAGCTCTACTGGTTTGTAATCATAAGTAGAATTAAACTCATCGAACATTTCATTTAAAGTAGACATAAGTTCCTTAGATAATTTAAGGGGAGTATTAACTCCCCTAATAGTTTTATTACTTACCTAACTTAGAGTTAAGTGCTGCTGTATTGATAGCAGGTAGAGCAATCTTACTTGGGTTAAAGTAAGCTTGAGGAATGTACTCTTTAACTTCTTCCCACTGTTCAATAAGTTGTTTAGTAGTACGAACACCTTTAAGTACTTGCATGATTTCATCAAGATACTTAGCACGTTCATTTTCCCAAGTATTCACAGCTTGGCGTTCTAGACGTGCTGCTTTCTGAAGTGAAGTAAATTCTTCTGCTGCTTTCTTCAAGCTTGGATTCTTAGCCAAGTATTCTGTATTGCGGAAATCACGAGTTGTATCTGCATACTTAGAATAGAATACTTCATTTTCTTCAGTTCGAATTTCTGCCCAATCACTATTAGGGGTTATATAACGAATATAGTTACGAGTACTCATTGCACCTTGTAGTTCTGGGTTTTCTTCTACAAGTTTACGTAGAGTAAGTGATTGCTTTAGGTAATGAGTACGTACAGCTTTCTCAAGAATACTTTTGGTATCAATTGTTAATTCTGGTTTTGGGTTAGCTTTGTCGTAAGCAGTTGCAATGTTATATAGGATTGCTTGACGAATTTCGCTATTCAAAGTGATAGATTTCACGTATATTTCTCCATGACGATTAACCATTTAATAAATGGTGTTACAGGGTATATCCGGATTGATATACCCTTCTTTTTATTTAATTAATTTATAAACATCAAATAAATGATTACCCATTAAATATTCAATAGAGTCTTTAGGTTCGCTAAATACTTCAATTGTATATTTGCTAGTTAATTCACTTAACTCTGTTTGGTTCAATGAGCTTAGGTATTTCTTCACGTAATACTTAGCTTTACCTTTTGCACAAGTATTAAGTAAATCAATTTGGGATGAGTTATGTTTCAAAGTGATTTCATTATGCCAAGCAGGGTAGAAGATACCTAATTCACCTGTTAATTTAATCTCAGGGTGATGTAACTCAGGTAAGTCTTGCCACTCTACACATTCGACTAGGTTATTATTAACCCACTCTACTATTTTGACATCATCACGAATCATAAAATATTGAGCATCGTGAATATGAATAGAAGGTCTAATATCTAAAGCATACTCAGAGTTCAATAATCTTTCTTGAAACTCTACACCAGCACGACTATTTAACAAACCATAGCTTTGACCACTAACAGCATTACCTGCTGTTCTGGATTCTGCTGCTGCTTGTTTAGGGGTAAACCCATTACCTAGAATAGTCTTAGCTAAGATTGGAGTACGCAAGCGTAAACCAAATGCTAAGGTTACATAACCATCTATACTGGCTTGGTCTAATTTAGCTTCAACCCAATCATAAGATACTTTAAACATTCGTTTATAACGTTCTTCAATACGTTTAGCTTCATCTTTAGAGAATCCACAGTTGGCAACGAGAGTTGCCCATGTACCAAGATATTGTAACGCAAAGTGAGGTGCTTTTGCTTTACTACGCTGCGCATCATTTGTATCTTTGATTGAGTTAATACTATCTGGGGATTCAGGATTAATGTTAGGAAACATCTCAGGCCAGAAGTTATAACAACGATAACTATGTCCATCAAATCCTTGTAACCTAATCTTAAGTTTATTTGGGTCACGGGTTAGAAGAATGTTTACATTATCCTCTACATTATCTTCATAGGTAGACGCTACTCTACCTACCGCACCATTATATGCTGCTATGTATTTCTACATAGATGGGACTATATCACCATCTCAATGAGATGCTTTCCGCTTCGGGTATCAATAGCTTATACCCTACTCCTTTACAGGATAGTCTCTACACGTTCTTGTATTTCCAATGGAATCCTCCGGCACGGGGTCTTAAACCCCTAACTACTTTAGAAATATTTTGCCATGCAATGCCAGTTGACCTACTTGCCTCATGTAGTGATACATGTTCCTGAATAAATTCAGAACCATCAGCAGAGTATTGTTCAACAGCTCTATTAAGCTTTTCATTACGTTTATCACATAAACCTAACTTAACAGCGTGTTCAGAATTTTCTTTACAAGTTGCCCATTCGAGATTACTTAAAGAGTTATTTAGTTTATTACCATCTATATGGTTAACATGTTCTTTGTTTTCTGGATTAGGTACAAAGGCTTCCATCAAAAGACGATGTATGCGTTTATTTTTTCTAACTCCTTCATGACAAAGAGTAACTAAATAATATCCACAACTTTTATCTAAGACTGGGGTAAGTTCTCGCCACTGTGTAACATCGGTATGATGCTTATTGATGTAACAAGTTAGTACTTTACCTTCATCTGTAATTTTGTAGTTGGGAAACCCTTCAATAATTTTTTCCATTTACTTACCCTCTTCGGTTAAAATTAGACTTTAACTTAAGTAAGATAAGTTTACAAGCTTCGCTCGGTATTGTCTTTACCATTACGTAGTAAGATTTTCACCGAATTCAAAAAGTTTTTCGACACATATCACTATGTGAAGTCGCTAGTGTATTAACGAGTTGAAATCTAATCCACAGAAGAGCCAACCTTTTGGTGCTTGGAAACAAGACTTAACTAATTTTCCGTAGGTACTCCCACTAGGCAAATTTTGGAGATTCCTTTATGTTCACAACAGTTCGTTAAGCTGTTGCCGGATAATTAATCCAGCTCATAGTTACCTATGAGAGCAGACCATATCAACCCCCTCACCATTATGTGTTAGGGGGATTACCATTTCCACTTACTTAAGTGTACTCCCTTGCGGGATGGTCGTTGGGCATTTATTTAATAATGTTTTTAGGTCGATCAGTAAAACCCATTTCATCAATAATCCAGTTATAGTGCAAAGCTGCTTCTATTTCTGTATTAAACCTTTTTTGATGATAATTGTGTTTATTATATCTAACACAAGCTATCCATTTATTGCGGGATTTGTCATAAGACACTCCACGATAAATAGAGCCTTTACCTTTTTTAATACCCAACGTAGGAGTATTGTAAGGATTAAGCCCCGTGTTTCTAGCATGTAAAATGTTTTCTGAATTAGTAACCCACTCTAAATTGTGTGCACAGTTATTCAATTTATTACCGTCGATATGATTAACATATTTTTTGTTGTCTATATTTTCTATAAAATGTAAAGCAACAAGACGATGAACAAGAAATTTTGTACGTACTTGATTCACAGTAAAAGTTATTTGTAAGTAACCGCTATTTTGAGGATGCGCTTTTAAAATTAATCCTCTAGCATTCTTTACTCGACCTAAGTTAGAAACTTCGTAAAGGTTTTCAAAATCCGTTACTGGTTTCCATATTTCATTATTAAAATTTAGCATAGGATTGTCCTCGGTAAGTTAGGAATAGGTACTATAACATCTAATTTAAAACTTACCAAGGAGTTCCCCTTTTTAGGTAATTTTCGACATAGTGTTTCCACTATGAAGCCCTACATTTAAGGACTTGAACTGCTTAATCTACCCGATACAGTTCCACCAAGGTTTAGAGAGCCAAATAGATAATGCCAACCATCAGGCCCAAGATCAGCTTCTTCAAACTTACTAATAAATGTTCCAAGAATCTTTTCACCTTCTTGGATTTTAATAATAGCTTTCAGAATATCTTTTATTTCTTGGTTCTCAGTTCTACCAATGTGACCTTTTAACTCATCACCACCAACCGCAGGTTGTCCAGTGTCAGTTGTAGAAAATACTTCAAAACCAAAGAACTCATGAAGTAATTCAATTAACTGTTTATTACTGTTAGTGTTGAATTCATACTTAATATCGTCAATGGTGATTATCTTTTGCTTTAGACTAGCTTGCTTCTCTTCATAGAGTCTCTGTCTAGTTGCTAAAGTAAACTTCTTCATCAATGGCGATTCATTAAGTACTTTACGATACTTATCAACAATCCCAGATATCTCAGCTTTAACTTCCAATACTCGTTGCATGTTTATAGGCATCCCCGTAAGTTCCATTTGAATAATATTTTTCAATATCTTCTTAAAGAACTTATAAACATGTAACTGATTATCCTGAATCATAATTGGGTAATACTTATTAAATACGAACCAAGTAGATAAACAATCCACTAAGTTATATTCCATGAGTTTATCGTTAGGTATCTTGGTTATGTCATTGATATCTGATTGAGCATAGTTACCTGCAAATTCATGGGCTAAGTCTTTTAAACTTAACTTATTCTCTGCACAACTATTAGTAGCTAAGTAAGCAATAATCTTGGTGTCATCAAAGTTTCTGGTTAAAACATTTAATCCTTTAATTAAACCAGCAGTATCTAAAAGATTATTCATCCATAATAAATAGATAAGAATCTTTATGTCATACGATGCGTTGTGATATTTGATGTTTCCTTTATAAGTTTCGAAAAACTGTTTGAGCATAGTAAAGATGGTTGTTTGATTTTTAAGAATACCCAACCCGCGTGTTCTAGAAAAATGTTGTATGTCGATACATATACCTTCATTTTCTGACCAAGCGAATCCAATCGTTCCAAGTCCAGCTCTAGTATGCTTGAGGGAGAATGCTTCTGTGTCACAGGTAATAGAATCATATTGATGTAACCTATCTAATGCTTCTTTAATTCTTACTGGGTCAGCAGGAATATATTCAGCATGTTTAATTATATTGGTTCCAATCTCTTGATAGTTACCAAGCCTATGTTCAACCAATTTATAATTAGCTAAGTCTATCTTGTCTTGAAGTTTATCATTAATAAATAAACCTCTATGGTTAGCACTCAATACAACTTTCATATCGGTGTAACCTTCAATAGCACAATCTAAGACATAACCATAATTAGGTTCTGCTTTCTTACACTTGGTTAGTAATTTGAAATAATTACCGTCAGTACAATACAGATACCTAACATTAAGTTCTTTTAGTATTGGAAGTAATTCATCCAAATATTCTCTACCACCTTTAGCAGTAACTTTCTTTGGATTATCATAGGTAAGACTAAAGCTAATAAATTGATGAGAACTCATACCTAATTTAACCATTGGGTTAATATAGTATTGTTCTATAGCTGTTTTATTTAGAGCATCTTCTTTAGTAAGAATAGCTACTAGATAACTATCAGATTGTTCATGAATGATATGATAAATAACAACCTCCTAAACCATTTCAGATAATAGTTTCATTCGTTTAAGTTGTCTTAATTTATCTTGGTTCTGTTTGATAAAGTTAAGTACTTCTTCTTCTCTTTCTGCATATACAGTTCCAGAACCATTAACAATTAAATTAAACTCCGCTACTGACTCAACGAAGTTGAGAATATAAGTAAGGTGTCCAGTACTCTCAGTTAAATCATCCATTACTCGGATGTATCTATCTAATCTACGAGCATGTTCTGTATCAGGTTTAAGTTCATAGATACTAGTAATATCTTTTGGTTTTAAATCCAAAGGATTAAAAGTATTGTTTCTATATGAAACTATCTGTGTAGCATAAATACTATCTCTAACAGCATCTGTGTATTCTTCTTTTGCTGCTTTTAAACGTTTACTAAATAGATAATTTAAATGATGTTCCTTAATCTTTGCTTTATCTAATCTTGGTTTCATTTTAATAACCTTTTAAATAAATCTTATTAATAGCTCTAGACCAAGCTACATATCTAAGCCTACGTACCATTTCTTTATCCCAACATCTTTCAATGTCTGGTAAATCTATAAATATAGTATCTATAGATTGCCCTTGAGACTTATGAACAGTACATGCATAGGGTAAAGTAATCTCTGAGTACAGGAACTTGTTAGGGTTATAAACCTTAGCAGGTACTTTGGAATCACATAGAATGAGACTACCCAATGAAGTATCTAAATGTACTTCAGTAATTTCTATGCCATAGTCCAAAGTTACATTTACATAGTTCACTGAAAGAATATTAAGAGGTGTACCTACACGATGACGAATATTGTCATTGTATTTATTGATTAGTGCTCTAGCACCAACATGAGGGAATGATGGATTCTTGAATACATTCTTATGAATTGCATTGTTATATAGCTTTACAGTTTCATTAGTAAAGCCAAGATACTTCAACTCTTCATTAGGCCTAGTAGAGTATTCATGAATAATCTTATTATCAAATTCAGTTGGGCTAAGTAATTCAACAGATAAACCATCAGTATATCTAGTTAAATCAATATTGGTTTTATTAGCTACTGCATCACGTAATAACATACTCACTGATTGAATATGTCCTTTGTTACGTTCAACAGTATTCATTGGTAAAACTTTAAAACCAAGTGTAGGTATATATGGTTCATCAGATTTAACTGGAGCTAACTGGTATTGATCCATTACCCAAATAATCTTTGCATTAGGTAATTGTTTACGAATAGCTTTATAAGCTTGTTCATCTATGTAACTAGCTTCATCAATAATAACTACTGAAGCTGTTCGATTATAATTACCTTTACTAAAGAATGAACCATCGTAATTAGGTCTTAAACCGGTAAAGGAATAAATAGTAGAAGCTGTACTAGGTAAATTAGATACTGCTTCGTTGGTTGTAGCTGTGTAATAAAATTGCTGGTTAAATTGTTCATAAACCATTTTAACTCTATCAATAATATTACTTCTGTTCTTTTCAATATAATTAATTAAGTAACCTTTACCGCAGCCAGCAGGTGCATCAACAATAATATCTTTAGTTGAAGGCATAGCCATAAAGGTAACTAAACTTTTAAGTACTTGTTCTTGGTCTTGGTTTAATTTCAATTTCTTGTAATCCTTCTAGCTTCAGGGAAATCTTTAATTTGTAGTCTTTTTTCTACTGTATTGGTATAAGTTTGAGATCGTTTTTCATTTAAAACAAAATCAAAACCATCTATTAAATAATCAAAAGAAACACGTAAGTTATTTGAAGTTAACCAATAGGTATTAAGTAATTTCATTTGGTTTAATCCTTGTATAGTTAGATAAACAATTAAATTGAGTTTTATTTGTAGGTCTTATAAGCGTCCAATAATTGTCCAAATATAACTCAATAGTTATCGCATGTACTTCGTGGTTAAAATAGATAACGTCTTTAGTAATATCCAAACTATGATAATAGGTAGGAAGTAATTTCATCTAACTTTTTTAACCCTTTGTGTTGGTTTAATGCAACCATGTAATCTATTTTAGAAATCTTTTTCCAACGTAGATGTAATAGATACTGTGTTTCTTCAGTAAGTTTGAAAAAATACAAATCAGATTTAGCATTAGTATTTTCGGTGCATGTCTTAATAAGTTGCATAGACTATCCCTCAAATAAAAATAGGGTAAACCTAAGTTCACCCTATCTAAATTAAACTTCAATATGGATAACTCGACCAAATGGAGGTTTGAATCGTTTGTTGTTAACAGCAATCCAAATAGTATCAAAGCTTGGTTTCTTAGTAGGTAATGCAGATTCCATATCAGAGAAAATAATCAGTACCTGTGGTTTAACTGGTTGCTTCTTATAGTATTCAAATACACAAGGAATATGAGTACCACCATGACCACGGAACTTAATCTTATCAATATCATCATCACGATCAATTAAGAATGTTTTCGTAATCTGAGTGGTGAAAGCTAAGATTTCCATAGATTCAGGATTAAGCTTATCTTTGATATCTTTGATAGCACCTAGATAAGTTTTAAACTCTTCATCACTTACAGAACATGATTCATCATTGGCGATAGCAATCTTACCTAAACCTTCACTGAAAGTGGTTGGTAAGATAATTCCATGTGGGAAGAACTTACGATTAACTTTTTGATAAGAATAATCCTCAGTAGAGTAATCATTCATATACTTCTGAAGGATACGATGCCAAGGTAATTTAGGATTGTATAAATTCTCTAACCAATTCTGGATATGTGCTGGTACTTGACCGCCTGCCATCTTAGCTTGCATAGCAGATTGTTGAACCATACTTTCCATTTGCTTTTTTAGCTGTTGGTAGTCTGATTCAGACATCTGAGGTTGATTACCTTGGTTTTGAGAATTACTATCCCCATCTCCATCTTCATCACCTTGCTGAGGTTTACCACTACCTAAGTCGCCAGATAGTTTATCTTCTTGGTTCTGGTTACCACCGCCACCATTCTGTTGCTGTTGTAATAAGTATTGGTAAATATCATCTTTCTCTTTACCTTTAAATTGCTTATCACAAGTAGCCCAATCAGGTACTGTTACACCATTTGATTTATCATCTTGAATCATCAAGTTGTTGTAATGGTCACAAGCTTGGTTCCAGATATCAGCTTCTTTCCCTTTACCACGAATCACATCAAAGAATGGAATATGCCAAGCTTCGTGTAGTAAAGAGAATCGAATATCTGTATCAGAACTTTCAACAATGAATTTAGGATTGAAGCGTAAAGTAATACCGGCTAATTCCATTGCTTCTACTTTACTTGTTGGTTCACGATGCATATTTAAAAGAATATTTACAATGAAAGCATTATGACTAGTACGCATTAGTTGCATAATATTCTTAGAGATTTTTAATTCTACCGCCTTTAGAAGCTCAGTATCGAATTCCATTATAGACTCCTAATAAAAGAAAGGTTCCCTGCATTAAGGGAACCAATAGAGATAAATTAACCTAGAAGTAGGTCACCAATTTCAGAGAATGCTGTTTCAACTTTTGGGTTGCTTAGGAACTCATCAGCTTTACCCCAAAGCATTTTAACTGCTACAAAGATAAACTCTTTAGGTAGGCGGTTAATGTAATCCATCAATACATCAATGTTATCCATCTTTGCATGACCTACAAGCATACCAGTAAGCAACCAACGAACTGCTGGTTTATCTGGAATCATTGCTGTAGTTGGATCTTTAAGAATCTCATCAATAGATGGGAGATCTTTAAATGCATGGGTAAAGGTAACAAATTCATAAGCAACTGAACCAACAGTACCTGCTAGTAGGTCTGCCCATTCATCATCAATTGGGGATGCTTGGTTTGGTGAAATACATTTAAGAATATCTGAGGCAAATTCCCAAGTACGTTCACAAGCAAACGTTTCATCTGCCGAACCAGAGTTAAACTTATCGAAGTTGTTTACTACATCCTTCTTATAAGCCAAGTAAGAGATAATACGAGTATCTACACCTAGTTTAGAAGCCAGTTTGATGTAATCATCTGGGTTAGATGCAACATGGATATGTACCATACGTGAACGCAATGCAGTACCAATTTCATTTACGATTGCATTATCAGTAGCAAGGTTACCTGCGGCTGCTAGGTAACAACGATCATGTAATGGAGTATTGCCAATCAAACGGTCAAGAATAATCTTATAAGCAGCGGCTTGAACTGAACGAGGTGCAGAAGGTAATTCATCAAAGAAGATTAACCAGCCAGAATAACAACAGGTTTCTACAGCTTGTTTTAGTTTGGTTTTATCACCTTGTGCTGCATCAACCATTTGTTTGTATTGTGCTTCCATACCTTCTTTAACAGGTAGTGAATCACCTTTCAATGGGAATAGTGCAGGTGGTAGATATTTAGAACGACCACCGTCTAGAGTGGGAAAGCCATTGCCAAATGTTCAGGAGGGTTCGCTAATTCCCTCCCCGTTCAAGTCCGTTCTACACTTGAACTGCTACGTATTACTACGCAGAGCAGACTATATCAACACCCTATCACTAGGGTGGTTACCATTTCCAACCGCTTGGTTGTACGAGCATTTCAGCTCTAGTCGTTAGGCTTTTAAATAATGATATTCCTTGGTCTTTTAGTATCCCCAAGAGAATCAAGCATCATATTTACATAAAGTGCTGCTTCTATTTCAGAATCAAATCTTTTTTGGAATACCATCTTTTGCTTTTCTTTTAAAGAAGCTTTCCATTTTCCTCTGGTATTATCCCAAGAGACATTATGGTACTTAGATGATTTTCCCCATTTGTTTCCTTTTAAGGATTCAGCGTTAGAGGTATTTAAACCAGTATCATAAGCATGTTGAATGTTTTCTCTAGGGGTACACCATTCAAGATTATCTAATGAATTATTTAGTTTATTACCATCTTTATGATTTATATGTGGCTTGCAATCTGGATTAGGTATAAAAGCTAAAGCTACTAACCTATGTATGGTTCTATGATAGTTTTTATCTTTTATAGATAATTGTACTTCATAATACCCTGTTTGATTTAAAGACAAAGTCTTAATACGTTCTACAGGTTTGCCATGATTATCCTCTAGTGAGCGAACTCTACCTAGGTTAGATATTTCATACCTGCCTAAAAACTCTTCAATTGGTTTCCAGATTTCATTATTACTTAGCACGGTAAGTTGTCCTCTTTCTTTCATAATACATCCTACTATAGAATGGTTTACCAAAGAAAGATAGGATTTTCTCCGTTTTAGGTAACTTTAGACATACCATTACTGGTATGAATGACCATGTAGCACTAAGCTACGTTAATCGTGGTTGGGTCTTCTTGAGCTAGGCGAATATCTACCATTTTTAAATTGGCTTGGCGCGCAATAGCTTCAAACATTTTAGATTTTCCAACTCCCGGGCTTCCTGCCACATAAGGTACTCGTTTAACTTGGATAACTGCTTTTGCATATTTTTCAGCTTGTTTCAGTGTTACGCGATTAAGGGACATGTATGTTCTCCAATAAGTTTAATTAAGTTAAATAAAAGATTTTCAAATGAGTCAACGAAGTTGACTTTAAAAGTTATGGTTAGATAATTGTTTAGATGCTAAGGAAGCACATAAATACAATAGGGATAGTTCACTTCTGGTAAACCACCTTACAACCCGAAGGGTTGTATTTCCTTAATGTTATTTATGTAAGCTATAATTGCATCATTATTTATGACCTTTGAGGAAATAGATTATAACTACAAAAATATTTGCAACTAACAAATGAACACCAATATCAGACCACGCACCTAACAGTACTACTTCAGATAAGTTTAAAGGTCAGGTACGTAATGGTAGAGCTTTTGTACATAACCCTGCTTTCTCTGGTAATGAATTATCACCACACTCGCACTCATTTAATCTTAATGGTGGAGTTACTCAGACAGATTACAAAGCACCGCAGATTGAATTCAATACATTTATTTTTCTTGGTTTTTAAAATAGTTTAAAAGTCATATAAGGATATAAGATATGTTTAATTTACTATGGACAGTATGTTTATGTTTAACAGCTAGCCCAGTATTAGCAGTAGCAGTTACATTAGCATAAATAAAAATAGGTCACTTAGTTGTGACCTATTCATTTCTAGAAGTTATCTTCCTTTCTTCGCACCAATAGTAATTTCTGCCATTTACTCAAAGTATTGTACATAGTGTACTTCATTTGAATTAAATGTTCAGAAGCATTACTACTGTTGAAAGTTTCTGTAGATTTAAACAGTGTATGTATGTAGAACTTCTTATCTTTTACAAATTCTAAAGGTAGTGTTGGGTCAAACCAATTACCTAAAGAATCTAAACATACAAAGTGAGCTATAGGATTATTACCAGCAGTGTCAATGTAGAATCCTTTAGCAACTGCTACTATATTTTCATTATTCTTAAGATACCAAGCAGAGTTATGGTGACATCTCCAGTTAACTAATGGAGGATGTTGCATGAAAGGTGAACCAGTAAGTACCACAGTAGATTGGGTAGGAGTTTCATTAATTACAGTTTCGTATACTTGGTTCCATAGTTTATCTTTTAATTTGAATAACATTGTTTAGTCCCTATTTGAAATAAAAATAGGGAACCTAATTGGTTCCCTATTAATTTATACTTAGATATGACCTAGTTCACGTAGCGCAGCTAGGATAAAAGTAACACTACCTAGTGTAGCTTTAACAGGGGCATTAGTTTTACGAATCAACAGTTCAGATACCTGTTTGATTACTTCAGCAAGTTCATCATCATTCATTGACTCCTTAGGTTGTACTGGTTCCCAGCCCATTGCCCATAGTTCACGAACCAAATCTACGCCAAAATCAATTAGTACGTCTTTGGTTTCTTCACTAGCACCATCAAACTTAGGTAGAGCATTGAAAGCAATTTCTAAATGGTCTTGTACCATTTCTACTTCTTTATCGGAAATAGAATCTGGATTGCGTACATGATGTGAAGTTGGTTCATTTTCTTCAACCATGCCAGCCATTGTTTGGATTAATTCAGAAGGGAAACCAAGAGCTTTCAACTGACGAATCAAATCTTCTTTAGAAGAAGCTTCAATAGTTTTAACCATTGGTTCAGATTGCTTAGGAATTTCTACAAGAGTAGAAGCACCAGCTTGAACTCGTGATTTACCCCAACCATTTTCACCATAGACAAGTACAGTAGTACCTTCTACTTTGTAAAACATACCGGTTTGAGAATGTGCATGAGTTGTACCTTCTGGCGCATTATCCCAATTAATTTTAGACATTGTATTTCCTTTATTACGTAATAATAGGGAAGTAATCTTTCGCGGGTCTTTTACGAATGAATACTTTAGTTTTCACATTAGCTTCTGAAAGAAGCTTCTTAGTTTCTTGATTGAAACGTTTAGCTAATTTATTCATATCTATACAGGAAGGTACAAAACCATTAGCATGTTTAGAATATTCAACATTAAAGTACATAGTTACTTTCTCTTTTCAATCCAATCAAATCTGTAATTAACCAGTTGAATAATATCTTCCCGGTTAATTTGAATACTTTCTTGAAATCCTAGTAGCATCGCATAGTCAATAATCTTTTTAATATCTAAGACTTCTTGGCCTGCTTTATCACCAGCTCGATGAGCATACTTAACGATAGAACCACGGTTGAAATCTAGTTTATTACTACTAATGTATTCAATTGGTTCGATACCTTGTGTTTCATAGTGCTTGGAATGAAACTCAGTATTCTTGGTTTCAATATAGTCTGTATTCATTTAGATAATTTCCTAATTAAAGAACGTCTACGCTGATAAGAGTAATCATGGAATACTTTATTAACTAGACTATCTAATGGTTCATTGGCTGTGTTGATTAACTGTTGTAACTCTTCCATACGTAAATTCGTAGCAATATTACCAATCGGAATTCTATGTTTAATTAGGTTTAATCTGAATTGTCTCTTAGACATTTTTAAACCAAGTGACTTAGCTAATTCATAAGCTTCAGTAACATGATGAATTGTGTTATCACTTTTAAACTCGTACTCTTTTAAGTAAGGTAGAAAATCACCAAAGTACTTATGATTATCATACTTACGTTTATTGTAGTGATGCTGGCAAGTAGATGTGGAATAACCCATTAACAGTGAAATTACTTCCCATGTATATCCTCGGTTATCTCGCATATCTACAATTGAATCTGCATCTAGATTAGTTACATATTTCAACTTTAGTTCTCCAAATAAAAATAGCCTCCGAAGAGGCTAATAAACATTATGAATATTTATTTAAGAGCTTCTGGTAATCTTCCATTTCAGTGAATACTTTCATTGCTTCATCGGTTTTACCCTCATCTAACAACTTCTGATATTCTTCTTTCTTTTGGTTTACCATTTTCTCATACCAAGCTTTCATAATAATCTCCGTACACTTATACAAAGACTCTAGAGACTACACTTAAATTTATTAATAATAAACTTAAGAATAGTCTCTAGGAGACTATTCTATCCTGTAGCGTAGGATTTACGGTAAGCTCGCACCCCAATAGGAGGAAGGGTTCACTTACTGCTATCCGTTATTACACCCCTTCAACGAACCAAGTAGGAAAACCACGTATTTATACCTCAACGTGTAAACCTCTTGGTCAAGTGCTTCCTCGAAACTATAGGCATGGGTTACCACGGTTTAGCTGGGACACCATCTTTCATGCGCCATACACGCCTCAAATTACTGACTGCTGGCTTTGTATTTTAATTGTTGTACTTGCTTTATCCGTTCAAATTCATCATCGGATAAATCAATTAAGTTTGGTTCAATCTTAGCAATGCAATCATCATAACTGATGTTATAAACAGTCCTTGGAACAAGTGGGTGTCTAATAACATAGATGATTGTGGAGTAAGTGTGTTTTAGCCAAGCTTGTTGTAAGTAAGTAGATGAGTAATAAATCTTACCCATATTAAAACAATAATTATCAAAGAACTTATCTTTATAACTATTGTAAACTTCTGGTGAAATACTGAAATCTATACTGGTATCCACCACTATTGTTTTAGTAGTGCAGTCATATGTATTAGTAATACTACCCGTTTCATCATATAAATCAGCAGAAGAAATAGTAAGCATGAGTTCCTTACACTCTTGTGTAAGGGCAAAGGAACATGGTGTAAATAGAATTGCTGTGAGTAAGAACAATTTAACCATATTAATGTAAAATTGGTTGGTTTGGTGATGAAGGTAAATCTTGGATTACCTCATCTTGAGAAATGTATTCTTGATAAAGTTCAAATGCTTTATCTTCTTTCTCAATAGCTACGAATGGTGCTTTATCTGCAACTACACCTTCGATGATTTTAGTTACAAACATCAAAGATTTCTTTGCTTCAGGTGGAATACTTGTATCCATCCCATTCTCTAACAAAATACCAAGCTTCATAAGAGTAATCTTTTCAGCTTGAGTAACTTCAAAAGTTGGTTCGACACCTAGACAATCTGGTTGACCACATTTAGAACACATGGGTATCTCCTATATAAAATTATTTACGGTTTATTTCTTTAAGTTTATTACACGCTTGGTGATAGTTATCTTCTGCTTTGCGAAGTTGTTCAGCTGCATGAGCAAACTTAGGAATAACAAGAGTTTCCAGAGAGAACAACAAATCTCTTGTTGCTTGTTCTAGTGATTTTTTATCATCCATTACATTACTCCTGTTAGTGTTGTAAACGTGATGAAATTTATATAAAAAATAGCCCCACTTACGTAGGGCAATGAACACTGAATAACTCAATCAAAATCAGTTTATTTCTAAACGATAAAAGTTAATGTTAATTCACATACACTCAAATAAATGCATGTGGTAATACCTACCAGTAAGATTCATATAGTGTCAGCTAATAGAATATTACCCTTAGTGGATTCTCTATAAGCATTACATATGGGTGTCTAGTTCATAAATAATGTTTAAAGTTAAATAGGTAGGTATTACAAAATTAAATATAAGGTCACTTGGTTCCTATTACAGAACCAAGATCACTTAGGACTAACAAATGAATTTACAACTACAGACTATCTACGATGACATGGCAGATGAGAAATCGAGGGGATAGATAATCTGTATGTGTAAATTCACTTAGGTATGAGCCTCTCACTCACTCTGTAGACCAATTAGCAGCATCTACTTGCTGTGTGACATGCACAACACGAGAACTGTTTATGTTTTCACATTAACACCCGAAGGGTGTGATTAACTAAAACCTAAGAATCGCTTACTTAGCTAGAACCTTTTATCTGCGAACCAATGGAACCGATAGGCAAAGTTATCTTAGTTAATCAATCATCACATTAGAGGCGAAGCCTCACACATAAATTTATTCAGGAATCGTTGAACGTAACTTTTCAGTAGCACTTGGTTCGATGAATACAAACTCATGTTCACCACGTTCAACATTAAATAACTGAGGATACACTTCTTCACGCACATACATGTAAGTTCCAGTAGTACATTCAGTTACAGGATCAACTTCAACCAAACATATATAACCATCTTTGTAATGTTCATCACATAGTCGATGACCAGCTTTAGTATTTTTGATTGGTTTCATTTGTTTGTGAATCAGAATCTCGACATTACGTGAGTGTTCTTTAAAACAAACAGGACAGGTATATGTAACCATTACTACGAATTCATTGTTCATACATTGGTTCCTATTTAATGGTAAAAGAAAAGCCTACACTTGGTAGGCTAGTCTAGGGTTAAACAACTCGTTTATTTACACTGACAGTTGTTTTAGTTTGCCACAGGTAGCGATACACGGCGGCGTTTGAATACAGTATTCACATAAGAACGATGATTGCTACGATTGTTTAAATCTCTTTTGTATCTCTTGTTCTTTCTCATGTAATTCCTTTATAAACTACATTCTTCTAAATCATGAATATAGTCTAATAGTCGTTGAGTTCCAATAGGCATTAGAAAGATTTCATTACCTACTCTTTGGTAATCAACCCCTTTCACTAGGATTGGTGTTGTTACCTGACACTTCTGATTTACCACCTGACAACCCGTGAGGGTTGAACTTAGACTCAAAAGCATCAGCAGCATCAGATTCTTCTTTAAGACGATTGTTTTCATAATCATCCTTATTAGATTTCTTAACTAACCTAATAATAAAAAGTGCTACCTCACTGATAGCACTTAGAATTTTTGAATAATCCATAAGAGATTACTTCTTAGGAGTTGTATTAACAGCTAGTTTATCTAGAACTTTGATAACTACATCTAGACCTTTGCCAATCTTATACAACAGTTCATCATCTTTCTTGGTTTCTGTAAGAGCTGCAATTGGTTTAAGAGCAGCTACTATTACAGATGCAGCACCAAATACAGTTAGAACAATTTGAAACCAATATAGAACAGTATCCATGTAACTTACCTCATTAGATTGTTGGAACAGTCATATAGATACTACCCTAGATTAGTTATTATTCAACATAGTTATTAAAGAAGTCTTTAGTGTTTTAAATTACTCGGGTAAGTACTTCAGGTTTAGCATGGTAATACTTACGTAATTTTTTACGGTCTTGTTTACCACCAAAACCTTCAATATAAATTTTAATATCTTGTGGTATTTTAGATTTCATTGGTTCACCTTATTCAAACTTAGATTGGTCAGGAATTAAACCACCTAGTTTGTGTACGATAATGGTGTATTGTTGTCCTGTGTTTTCATCTTCTACACGATGGCCTTGAAAGTTAGGTGCACCACTATCAATAAAAGATTGAACCAGAACATCAATAGCATCCATTAATTTATCCTCACGTTCCATTACAGTTCCTTAAGTAGTAAATGGATATTTGATTGCAAGGTGGTGTTTGTAATCTTCAACTTTGAAATCATCTAAAGTTGCATTCATCAAATCATCCCATGTAGTAATGTTTGGATTTACCCAAAGCTTAGGCATATCTAATGGTTGACGTTTAACTTGTTCTTCCATTAGCTCTACTTGGTCTTCATACATATGAGCATTCACAATATGGTGCGTAGCACCCAATGGTTGATTACCTGTAATCTGAGCCATTAGAACCAAGAATACATATACTTGAATCATGTTAAAGTTTAGCCCTAACGGAACATCACAACTACGCTGATACGAAGTAAGTGATAGTTGGTCATCAATCAAAGTGAAATGATGTTGGAACATACAAGGACGTAAACAAGCTTTATCGAAGTCATCTGGTTTCCAGAAGGTAATAATCTCACCCCTGTCATCAATACCAGCAGATAAATTATCATATACTTTCTTGAATTGGTTTACCCCACCAAAGTTATGACCTACAGAACCATAACAATGTCCCATATCACCACCACCTTTACAGTTAGGATTCTCTAACCATACAGGATTGTATGCATTGTTAATCCACGTAGGAGCACCTAGAGCTTGGAATTCATGTGCATTGGTATAACCCTTCAAATACCCAAGTAACTCTGCAATAGCTGCTTTCCAGAAGCTTTTACGAGTGGTGTCCAAAGGGAAGTTACCATACCAACCATTACCGTAGAGTAGTGGTGTGTAGTGGAAGGTAACATTACGAATAGTTAAACAACGTTTACCAGTACGTTGATTAGTTACCCATTTACCTTCAGCTAAGATACGTTTACATAGTTGGATGTACTGGTAATCAATCATAGTTTCATTACACCTATTAGAAAGTCTAGGGTACTATTTAAAACTACAATTAAAATAACTACCACAGCAGCAATACGATTAAATATTGAATCACTTGTGTTGAATGGTTCTTTATTAGTTGCAATATTAATTGCCGCATAAAAACCATAAATAACTACGAAAGCATAGAAAAGAAGTTGTAAGTAAATCATTTAAACTTTTCCTTTAACTTTAAGTATTGCTGTTTCTCAAGTAGTTCTAATTCTTCTTTGGTTTGTAATCCAAAGTCAGAACAAGGAACCAATGACATTTCACCACCACGCCATTCACTATTCCATGAATAACAATTCCCACTAACTTTATGTTGATAAAGCTTTGTGTAATTACCAATTTTAAATTTGAATTCAAAACCAAGCTGATAAATTTGATTGTCTCTTACATTTGCTTCAGATTTACATCCAAAGATAAATACAGATAGGAAAAGTAAAATAAATAAACTTAATTGTTTCATTTATAATCTCCTTTGAATGAAAAACCATCTACTGCTAACAGATTTAATACTGTTCTTGGTTCACGGATACGTTCATTGGATTCAAGTGTTTTAACCCAATCCACTTTCCAACCAAGATAAGCAAGTTTACGTGAATACCAACTGTTTACCTTATCTGCAATTACCCAATCAATGAGTACAGTTAATAGGTACACAAATAGATATACACCATACATACCTTCGTAGTGGTAAACCAATGAACCAGCAAGAGTTAAACCTAGTGTGGTACAGAAACTTACTAGTAGAATTTTGAAAGCACTCCACCAATCTTTACGAATTAATGAAGGCCAGAATGAAAAGATAAATGTAGTCCAAGAGAAACCATAAGGAACAACTTTAGTTTCATCATCTCGAACCAAGTGTAATTTAATAGCCATAGTAGACTCCTATTGTCCATAGTATTGCCATAACACTGCATTACAACGTGCATGTACTGCACCAATTGTCATTCCAGTATTGTGGTCATGATGTAAGTGAATTGGGTATTGAAACATATTCTTAGGGAATAGTTTTATATTGATTGGTTTAGATAGTATTTCTTTTGTTGGTTCTTCTTTAAGTAAATTATTACAGAACCAACATTTACCATCTTGTAGAGTTACATATTGCTCTCTGGCTTGTTTTCTAACAGACCAATGAGAAGTATTGTAGTTAATGGGTAACTCTAATTGGTTTGCTTTTCTAACTTTGTCAAAGAGCATATTAATTGTGCTCTTTTTCTTTATTTATTTTTTCACGTAACTTATTAAAACGACTTAAGTATAATTCTCTATAATCAGGTTCATGGTAACCTGCCCAAGAATCATAAGCTTTAATAAGCTCTTCTAAATCATTTATAGGTACAGAGATAGTTTTAGGGCTCATATTAATTATCCTGTTTATTTCTTCTTACAAAATCATCAGGGAAATTATTAACATCATTCCACACATGGTCTATTTCTACCGCATTGTGTACTGGGTCAGAAATATCAACGATACCCACATCCGAATTATTGAAAGAAAACCAAACAGTACTTTCTGAAAAAGGTACTTGAAGGTACTTATAAGTAGGTAGTAGTTTCATATTAGAACTCTTCTACAAAAGGTTTGATTAGCTTCTCTGCTTGTTGAGTAAGACTATAGGAAGGGTAAATACCTTCTTTGGTTTTATGTAACAAACCAGTCTTAACCAGTTTATTACACATAACATTTACTGCTGTATAGTTGTAAGTTCCACGACCTACTTGTGAATACAAAGCAGATAGTTCACCAACAAATGCAGAGTTAGTTTTCATTTGTAAATGGTGAACCATACAAAGAATTACTAAACGAGGTGTTTGAATTTTTTGGTCACGTAAGGTAATAATGTGTTTCAGATTCATAGTAAACTCCTAAAGGTAATTAAATGAAAATTTGTCTTTCTGTAGGACATTCAGAAAAGGAACAAGGAGCAGTAAACCAAACATATGGTGTTACTGAGTTTCAATTTAATAGTGCACTTGCACCATTGATTAAAGAACAACTACATAAACTTGGTCATGAAGTTGTATTGGTTTGGCGGGAAAGTCTGAAAGACTTACCTAAGAAAATTAATGCTACTGGTGCAGATGTAGCTGTAGAGCTTCACTGTAATGCATTCAATAAGATTGCTTCTGGTACTGAAGTACTTCATTACCCTTCAAGTAAACGTGGTGCTAAGCTTGCACAGTTCATTCAGGATTCAATTATAGATATTCTAGATTTACGTGATAGGGGTGTTAAACCAAGTGAACGTGAACTAATCCTACGAGCTACTAGTATGCCTTGTGTAATTCTAGAACCGGGATTCATTGACAATGATGTAGACTATCTACTTATGGAAAACCATAAAGAAGAATTAGCATTAGCTATTGCTAGCGGTATTCATGAATACAGTTTAACTCTCCGCTAGTACTTCTACTTCACTAGGCCAAAACATATAACAAGGTATGTTGTCTATTAGGGCACTACCTTGTTCATACCACTCTGGTGACTTATCTGGAAAATTAAATCCTTGTTCAAGTAAACTCTTTAAAGGTATATAAAAGGGAACTGAACCATATTTATAACCAGTACAGTACTTTGGTTTAGCGCCAAAACTATTAATAGATAAACCGCTTTGTAACTTATCTACACTTACTTTTACGAGTACCCTCTTAAATTCTTGCATCGTATAACACCTTCAAATAGTTTATCTCTAGTAATGCCTAGACTATCTAATTGTTTAATATTAGTAGTAATTACTACTGTTGGTTCTAAACTAATATTGATAATACTTACAGGTAAGTAATAACCATTAATATTAGTATAGAAAGTTAATGTTTCTGTTGAATAATCATATTCAATTTTATCTAGAAAATGGTGAATATTATATTTAGTTATTTTCATTCTTATATTTAATTTCCTTTTGTTGTTTTAATTTTAAAATCTTTATGCTGAGGTCTGAACCAAACTTTATAAGTAATAGGTAGGTTTACTATATATAGTTTTGGTTTATAACTTCCTGAGTTTTTAATTAGCTTCATACAGTTAACCTAGACTATCTTGTTGGTTATTAATTTTACGTGGAATACGTTTATAACAGTTAACATTTATCCAATGTTCCTTATCTACACCTACAACTATTCCAACATAACCTAGTTTATTGTCTGCGCGATATTTACAATACCTGCCTAATTTGTACCATATTGTAAAATCAACCCTATGACCGTTATAAGTTTTCAGTAATTTCATAAACTTACCTCCACTAAACAGTTCGAAGAACTGTTAATTGTTTATCTAGTTTAACGAAATGATTCGGTATTCTTCTGAGAGGGCAAGTACATATTTTATGTTTTGGTGAGGGTATAAATCTTATTACTTGGTTATTTAATTTAAAGTGGTGGAACCAACTTTCAGGTTCAGTAGGGTGTACCCAAATATTAAGTAGTTTCATTTGAATCCTTGGTTATTCTGAATTTACAATAGTCATTTTTGTAAGTTGGAAATAATTTCATTATCTTTCCTTGTTAATTTATCACCACAACAGTATTCCATTGAATTTGTTTTTCTAAAAGTATATACGTCAAATTGTTTAGTTATTATATTTAAAGTACGTAATTTATATCGGTGAATAGGTATTACTAATATCCAAGGATTTTCCTTGTGCATAAACTTGTAAACATTTAATAATTTCATTTATTGGTTCCTTTTAACTTTATTACCGCAGTAAGTTTTTACTTCTTCTTCATCACCAAAAGGCCATCTTTTTAAACTAGCGTATCTTTTATCCATATAAAGTGTATATAGTATTTCTCCGTCTGGAATTTCTATTTGATCATCATTATCTAATGCTGGGGAGTATGTGCTAAGTAGTTTCATGTATTGGTTCCTGAAAAAAATACCGGTACTCCGAAGAGTACCGAATATTGTTTAACAAATGCTGTAATTCGAGTTACGAATAGCTTTAGCTAATTCTAGGTGATTACCCTCTTTCACATACCGTAGGTTTGGATTGAAGTATAATTCACGTAGAATATTTTGAATCATATTTGATTCAGCCATTTGAGCACAAATATCAATATAATATTGACGCATCTGATTACAGAATGGTGCAACAGTATTGAACTGGTCATGTACTGAAGTCATTGGTGCAACTGGGTTCTCAATAATTGATTCAATTACTTCTCTTAGTAAACCAAGAGTATTATCAGTATATTGAGTTTTACCGTTTAGTAGATGTTCAGCTTCATAGATAGAAACCATTTCATCTCTAATGGTTACTTTACATCCTGCTGTTACATCCAATACTTTCAGTAACTGTTTCTTGTTATGGTTCATACGTCCTTGCATCTCACGTACAAGGAATCCATCCACTGAGTGAACTACGTTAGCTACTAGAGCCACATCTCGCTCATTTGGTGCATTTACATTCATACGGTGAGTAAAGGTAGATGAATTGCCAGAACGGTTCTTCAACTCTTCAAGTTCAACCTTGAAATCTTTCTCAACGAATACACGAGTAAATGCTGTATGACCATCAGGAAGTGTCCATTTGTACTCTGTAGCATCCTTACGCATAGCTCCATAGATATCATGCATCAATGCATTAGCACCCGGTGCCATTTGTTCTACAGCTTTATAGAAAGCAATTAGTTCAACAGTGTTATCCCCAAATACTTTCTTTGGTTGTTCCTTAGAGAAATAAAAATGTGTCATTCACTAATGTTCAAGACAGTTTCGTTATTACTATCCCCGTTTATAGTTCTCCAGCTACAAACTGCTCGTATTTTCATACGAGGTCGGACTATATCATCATCTCTAGTTAGAGATGCTACGCACTTCGGTTCACTTGAACCTACTCTACTCGCTTCTTCACCTTTCGGTTATGCTTTCGATAGTCTCTGCACCTTTTGACAAAGTTCAATAAACTCTTCTTGAGACATTTCACCTTTAGCTCGGTTAACTGCCCATGAAAGCCATTGCACATTTCCTTTAGTGTATCCCTTATTTGGTTCGATTTTATCTATAGATAGAACATTCAAATCGTTTTTAATAAGCGATAAACTAGTACCGGAAAGTGCACATTTACCTTCCTGTTTCTTAAAGAGTTCATACATATAATCAGTATCTAAATCAAATAAGTTTACACAAGCTGGATTAGCCCTGCGTATTCTACCTTTACAATCAGAAACTCTACTTCTGATAGCAGAAAGTAATAACTTATCTTGCTTAGGATATTTGCTAAGTTTACCTGTTCCCCGATAATCTGGGTTATTCTTTCTCCATTCCCTTGCTGTAGTATTTCTGCATTTTTTACAGTAAGAATGAGTTCCAGAACTTCCTTTTGAACTTCTAAATTGATTATGAGTAATCTTAGGGAATTCAGATATCTGTTTAATTTCTTTACACTGATTACATTGTTTAGTTTGCAGGTTACACATAAAAGTCTCCATTGTTCACTTTTATGTGATTATTACTTTTTAACTAAACTAAGTCAACTTGGCTCATGATTGCCCTCGACTTTACGTTAGGGTTTTCCATGAATTCACGTAGTTATTCGATATACATTGCTGTATAAAGCCTCAACAATCTAAGGGATCTTTTAAATCATCTCTAGTGAACTGATCTTTTCTTGGAGTACCTGAGAGTACAATATGTTTATCTTCTGGTAGGTATTCATTCATGTAGTTTGCCAATGACGTATATACATCACAACGTTTATTTGGGATTACCAAACCAACTTGAGAACCGGTAGTTACACAACCAGATAAGATAGATAGGATTTGTAGACCAGATGCAGTTGCATCTAAACCAATTGGTAGATTAGTAAACTTCTGACCATTCAATACACGTTCTAATTCAAGTACAGCACGAATGTATTGAGCTTTATCATCAGCTTCATCAGCCAATGTACGTAGTTTCTTACCATTGGTTTTAACCCATTCAATTCGTTCTTCAAACAGTAATTTATCTTTACCAAATGAGTTAGCGATTTGAATCATGATGTATTCGATTGGAGTGTATTTATTCATTTTGTTAGCCCTATTAAGTTAGTTAGTAGTTTGTCCTTGAGTACCAATAATCCAATTAAGTGGAATTGGTTTCATATCGTGGTGTAATTCATGGTTTGGGTCTAAATAGTCTTGTAAGCAGGGATTAAATGTTTGCCGGTATGTTCTATATATCCAAGTACTATTTTTAAACTTAAACCAAATAGAATCAGGAACATATTCAGCACTGTCATAGTAAGTCTTATGTAGTTGCATCAGAACAAATCCTTGTATTGTTCAATGTCTTCATTGATGCCTGCTGGCATCATATTGATCATTGCTTTACGGTAAGAGTTACCTTGATAGTTGATGTGATATCCCCTTGAATAAGTACGTCCACGAGCATCATAGAAAGTAGTTAGATAAAACTGATTACCAGCTTTATACATTTCCAAACAAACATCGTAAGTCTCTAGTCGAAACTTATTGAAGTTCTTGGTTTGCATTTCCACTTCTTTCTCTGAATCCACTGTAATACTTATTTCATCTTCAACCATCTTCAGAAATTCCATATCCAAGCTCAAAGGAGTTGAATTAAATTTATTAATTGAAGATAGATTGATTGGGAAGTTGTGCATATGCTTTGACTTTATAATAGAGAACTTCTGTTTAGTTAAATAACCAGACTCTCTTGCATTCTTAACAGTCTCAGGTACACAAACCATTGGAGGAGTAAACTTACTCATTTCAATGTACTTAGCAGTTTCACCACTTAATCCATATTTATTGGAAATGAGGATAGTATCTGTTTCACTTAGGAAAGCAGGAGACATATCAATAATGTCGCATGCTGCCATATGGTAAAGTAATTCAGCACTACGTTTTATTGCTTCCTTGTAATCTTCCCAAGGAGTAAATCCAGCTACTAATCCAACAGCAGCAGTAATCTCCATCTTGTAAGATTGGGTAAGCAACACACTTAACATATCTACCAGTAGCTCAGTAATATCTACTTCTTTTAACTTCTGTAGAGATTCTTTCTTGGATTCATAATGGTTTTCATTAATCCAAATCTTAATAGACTGAGTACATACAGTTAACTTATCCATTAACTCTTTGCACTCTGCTATATCTTTTAAGATGTAACTACGAATATTTGCTTTTGAGTATTTATTTTCAAGCATCAATTGGTAATCTCTTGGTAACATAGTTTTCATTTGTTTAGTCCTATTAAGTTAATTGATTAAATCAGCTATTGTTGATTTCTGGGTTAAACGTACAAATACACCAGTTCTTAACCATTTCTTAAAAGCCACATCAGTGTAAGAGTTAGACCAGAACCCGTTATCCAATTGAATATAGCCAATAAAGAAACCCCGATTAAACCAAATGGTAGGATTATCCTTTTCTTGGGTATTTTTGTAAGTCTCTATCAATAACATATTAAACACCTTAAATAAAAATAGGGTAACCTAATGGCTACCCTATATCTGAATTGAATATTACTGTTCAGCTAGAGCTACAAACTCATCTGGTTCACATGCTTGAGCAAAGTCTAAGCGATGAGGATGAACCATCAATAGATGGCCTTCTTCAGTCACTAGTTGGTTTGTCTTTGGAATAGTGACAATACCAGTCAGTTTTTCATCAGTTGCTTCAAACTCTTCTAACATCTGTTTGAGTTCTGATTCATCATTCTTTGGAGTTACTTTGAAAAGTACTTTTACATTTTCATCTGACATTTGATTAACCTTCTTTGTTTAAAATTTCGAATTCATGGGGTTCCAAACAGACACAAGTATCTAACCTGTCTGGGAGAATAAATAGCAATGGACCATTTGGGATAATGACATGATTATCAAATGGGATGGTGAAAGTATCTTGAGAAAATTCTGTTTCCATTTTGAATTGTTTCAATATTTTTTGAAGTTCTTCACTCGAATTGTCCGGTTTCACTTTTATAGTGATTGTTTTGCTTTCACTCATGGTTAACCTTCTTGGTTCATTAAGTATTCAATAGTTTGATAGGTAACTGCCACATTCTTAGAAGTATCTAAGAGTAATGCAGCAGCAATGATTGGATTTAACCCTTGATTCATCTCTTCGACTATCTTAGGTAACTTCACTTGTATTCTGGAAGCAGCAATTACAGGTGCATTCTCATTGGTTAATTTGATTGCACCAGTTGGTACAAACTTATCAACTACATAACCAACTTTACTTGCTACTTCCATTAAGTATTCAGGTTTCAACATAGAGCACCTATTTAAAAAGAATTAGGCTACCCACTAAGTGAGTAGCCTAATTTACTTACAGTTCGATTTCAGAATCGTCTTTGATATTTACATATCCAACGATTTCGAATTCAGTTTCACCAGCTTCTGCTTTCTTCAGCAGGGCACGGTGAATTGGTTTGTCATTTTCCAATCCAATGAAGGCAGGAATTGAATGGAAGTTGCCTTGCTTATCCTTGATTTTCAAATTCAGATAGCCAGCATATTCTTTCTTTGCGTTTGATTTTGGTGCTTGAGTTTCGATGGCCATAATAGACTCCTTAGTTAAATTAAATTGATTTTGGATAAATTCCACAGTTCGTGCGAAGCACGCAGAATAACTATCCAGTACAACAGGTGGTTAAGGGGAAAGAGAATCTTGTGTTAGGCAACGGAGTTGCCTTGTGTTTGTGTAATTCGATAAACACAATCACGTTCTTTAAAGGTATAAAATTTTTTACTTAACTGCAGATCTTTCTTATGTAACCAACCATCATAGCCAAGACAGTTATAATTAAATAAGAAACAATCAGCATCAGATTTATGTTTATAAGTCTCAAGTAATTTCATTGGTTCTCCTTGGTACTTTTACAGAGTTTTTTAACCAATAGGTGTAATCAGTGTATCTACCACTTGTACTTCTTCATAAATCTTTATGGTGTTCAGCATATCTAAAAATACCCATTGGTGTTGGATAACCAATATTATTAAAAGAACCTTGGTTATATCCTTGTATAAGTTTCAATGGTTCATCTCCTGATTGATTGACGGAGTCAATCTTATAAGTTCACCGTCAGCTACTTCTTTCTCGTAAGGTACCCAAGGTTCACCTCTATCAGATATTCGATAAATTGATTTAAGGAATTCAGTTTGACTATGAATAAAAAAGATATTCTTAATATGTCTTATATTAAACATATATTTAGTTATGTAAGTTGGTTCTAATTTCATAATTAAAATACACACTCCTATTTCTATACCATCTACAATATATCCCATGTTCTATCTCATACAGATTTATAGGTATTTTATTGTTTTTAGTGTACTCAGTTATTTTAGCTTTAATTAATTTCATAATAGAAGACTACCTGTTTACCTTTGTACCAATGACGATATTCATTAGGATTAAATCCTTTATGTAATCGAATTGTTCGACCATACTTTACGATTACATTTCTTTGGTTCGGTATTAATTTCATATAACCTCTGAAAAGTAAAAGGGAGCTATTGCTCCCTTAGATTTGTATATTTAATAACAGTAAGAACATCCTGAATAGGTTTCAAATTGTGTTACACGTTTAAATTGAGTATTTGGGTGGTACTTTTTAACTTTATTTTCTGCATCTTCATAAGTATTTGCAGTATAACAAGCTAACGTAAATGGGGAATATTTACGAATAGCTTCACCTGAATAAACACACCAATCATTAATGTAGGTTGGTTTGTATATTTTAAAGTAGAATTCTGTCATTTTATTGGTTCCTCTTTGTAGGTATATTTAATAACAGTACAACCACCATTACTTGCTTTTATATCTTTACGTTCCACACCTTGTTTGATTAGGTTAGAGATACACTGACCTTCTTGTTTATACAGAATCAAATCAGCTCTGATAATCTCGGAACACTTATAGGTAAAATAACTACCTATACAAATACAAACCAATGTAAAGATAATAAACATTGGATTGTTTCTAATAAATTTAATCATTTGTAATCCTCGAAAGGGTACCGAAGTGCCCTTTAATTAGCTGTTAACTTTCAAGTAATACTCAGCGCATTTAACAATAGCGTTGAACATATCTTTTTCTTCTTGAGATGCAGCGTGTTCTAGTCTTTCAGCTATACCCATATTCTCAAGTAAACTGTTTAACTCTTCTTGGGTAGTAATACCCATTAGGTTGAAATGCATAGAAGCCATTCCACTAACACATTCACCTACATTGAATGCTTCTCCTTGGAAATGGTTAGGGAAGTTAGCATTAACTACATTGTTCATCTTTGGTTCTCCTATTAGTTACCAAATATTTACCAGTATTTAACTGAGTATTAATAAATTAGGTTATAGTTAACTACCAATAAATGGTAGTTAGTCTATTGGTTTGGTATAGCAGATTTATGCTGTTTTGGGGTTAGTTAGCATCTAGATTGGTAATCAGAATTATCAATGATAAATGCATACAATTGAGCATGTCTCATACGGTTAACGTAGTGCTCATAAGGTAGATTTGCGGATAGCGATTCATTAAGAATTCTACCTGCTTTCGCAATGGCTAATTGCTTTTGGAATGATGTATTCATTTAGGGTAGTCCTATTGGTTTTATACCATTTATATTCCGGAGGAATATTCTTTAATTATGTAAAGACTCCCGAAGGAGTCTTAATTCAAATGCTTGAGCAAACTATTACGTATCGTTTCACAATGGCATCTTAGATGGAGATTACGATTATTTACTTCATCTCTACAGAAACATTGCAGATTAATTGTTTGACCTGCTTTTGCACGAGCTAGTAGATCAAGCATAGTGTTACGTGCAGGACTGCCTTTGATATTGGCTTGCTTTTTGAACCAATCCTCATATAAATCACATACGCGATTACGTTCTGCTATTGATTTATCTTTCATTGGTTTACGGAAGAATGTACTTGGGTAAGGTATATCTCGGATTCTTAAGTTACCAGTAGATTGACCTCTACCATAAGAAGTACCTAAATAATTAAATATATAAGAGTTTTTGAAAGTGCAATGACATTCAAGTGTGATGAGTTTCATTGGTTATCCTTTGTTCGTATAGTTAGCTGACCATCTACAATCCAATTATTGAATCTACCCAAAGTAATTAAGGTAGTTAATGTAGATAGTTTATTGAATACTCTATTGATTTGGTTACCCTCCCTTGGATCACGTATTCGATAACCAGTTGAGTAATGGAACCAGATAAGAGTTTTAGCTGAACTGTCATAGGTATTGAGTAGTTTCATTAGAAATTACGCCATTTGAAATGTCTATTTGGTATCTGTGTATAGTGTTTTAGTTCACCGTATAAAGGTCTACGTTGTAAGCACATATGCTCATTAGGTTTATTAACAGACCTTACATTTACGACGTAAGCAAAGTCATCAAAACCAACACGTAATACTCTGGTATCTGGGTATTCTGTATGATGGTAATTATGTAGTAGTTGCATATTAAAAGATTCCTTCATGGGTAATGTAGTACCAAGATATGTGATAGATTGTATAAAGATTTCTATATTGTTCCATTCGTTTAGTACGGATTAGTTTCATAGGTAAGCTCTAGGGTTGATATAGGTGTGAAGCCTAACGTAACTATGGAATAGCTGAGTAGAGAAATACTACTGGATTAGTA